GCCGTTGTTGTCGCTGCCAGCGGGCAGGGACGCGGCGTCCACAGAGGCCACCTGCTCGGTGCCGCCGTCGGTGATACGCTCAACCTTCCAGTTGGACGCCACGACGCCAGTACCGGCCTTGGGGCCGTACTTGTAGGAACCGGGGTTCAGGGTGGCAGCCAGATAGGACGCAGTCGCAACCGGAGTACCGGCTTCCACTGCACCCGCACCGCTCAGTCCGAAGCCGTTGATGGACGGGTTCGCCGTGATGGTCGGCTGAAGGGTCTTCGAGGTCAGGTCTTTCAGGATCGCCGCGACGGACTTGCCAGACACTTCCTTTGTGGCCGTGCCGTTCTTATCCTTCGTCCAGTTGCCGATGCGGTCGTAATCGCCCGCCAGCATCAGGTTCTCGCGCATGATGACCTTGTCAGCGTCCACATTGCCGGTCATCGCTTCCCACGCCGTACCGGTGTACTGGTACGCAGACTTCTCGTACTCCTTGTCGCCGACGATGGTGGTCACAACGAACACATCGCCCGACTTCGGGGTAATGTCGGTGTGCGCCGCGAAGTACGCCTCGATGATGCTGCTGTCGGATGCGGGCAGGTCGGACTTCGTGCCCTCATAGAGTGCGCCGCCGCCCAGACCAGCCAGAGCCGTTGCCAGCTCTTCGTCGGTCACGCAACCGTCGAGATTGACCGTGGTGTCATCCAGCAGTTCCACCGCGCCGTCTACCAGAGCGTAGATGTCGTAGTGGCTTGTCTCGGTGTTCTTAACAAGGTACAGGATATTCTCCTGTGCCTCCTCCGCGGTCGGGATGGCTTCAGCCTTCTGGAACGAAGCGTGACCCGCCTTGGAGATAGCCGCCAGATACTCTTTCTTGATACGGGTAGCCGTGTCTTTCAGAGCCTGAAGGCTTGCGAGTTTAGAGGTGTCGTGTGCCATTTAATCGCTCCTCTCAATGGTCTTTGCCGGTAGCTTAGGGGTTCTCGTCCTCAGAGGGGAAGACTTCGTCCAGCATGGATTCCGTGTCTTCGGTGGAGGCCATGTCGTCGGGGCTGACGCCGCTGGTCGATGCGGTGATCGTGCCGTCCGCTGCCACAGAGATACCTTTGCCGATCTTTACGCCGCCGAGCCGCGTTGCCGTAGCCACGGGCAGCACATAGGTCGATCCTCCGCCTCCCCCGCTGCTGCTGGCGCCGGGAGATACGAGGGCGACAGTCGCCTCCATATCCTCGTCAGGACTTCTCTTTGCCCAGAAGCGCAGCGCACCGGCAAGGGTCTGCACCGTCGGGCAAAGGCCAGCGTTTTTCGCGGTCTCAAGGGCTGCTTTATGCAGAGCGACGTTCGGGAACTGCGTTTCCGCAGCCTCCGTCACAGGAACATCGACGTAGTAGCGATACTCGTCCATGTCCCACGCGCCCTGTTCATCAGGATTCTCCTCCTGCCATGTCCAGCCGGTGTGGGGAATCGTGATGTCTTTGATGATTGCGGTGCCGACACCGCTGATCGCCTCCTGAACCATCGTCCGTACCAGCTCCTCAGCCTCAGCGGACGTGATGAACGCGCCGGGGTTGTAGGTAATCTGGACATCGGCATCCAACTCAAGGGCAATCGAAATGGGATAGCGCCGAATGTCAATGCGGTTGTCCTTGTAGGCATTGACCGGCTGCGGGCTGTCGCCCAGCGTTGCGTAGTAGAGCAGGATCTCTTCGGTGTCCTCGGTCTTGGCGAATACGCCAAACTCACGGAGCCAGAAGCCCTCCTGCAAACCGCCGTTCAGGTCGTTGCGGTATTCGACCACCATGCTCAGTACGCCGTTCTCCACAGTCGCGACGGACGAAACGCCCTCCGCAACCGGAGTGACCAGCGCGACCATGTCGATAGGCTCAACACCTTCGGGCATGGCGCCAGAGCCGACCATGATGCGGGTGAACTCAATCGTCTTCCCGGCCATGAGGCTCGTAATGAGATTGCGGCCGGCGACCGTTACGGTTCCGCCATAGTAGCTCATTTCTGTGTTCCTCCTTCAATCGTTTTGTTGTTCCTCTCTGCCGCGTTCTCGCGTTTCAGACGCTCCGTCACGGCTTTGAGGTTCTGGAGCTTCGTCCGCTTGACGGCGGACCGTTGTGGTGAGGCCAGCTTCGTCGGCTTATCTACGGCGTCTGTGATACGAGTTTCCATCACGCTCTGCACCGCGCTGCCCGCGCAGACAGATGCGTCGTAGGACACCTTGCGGTCCTGCTCGGGCATTGTGCTTTCCAGCACCGCCTGAAGCCCTGCTCCGAGGTGCAGCTTGAAGCCAAACTTGTAATCCCGTTCAACGCCGGGAAGCGTATCCTCCGAAATGGTCTGGTGCCCGCTTCCGATGTAGACACGAGCCGCATAGTCAATATCTCTTTCGAGCGTCGGCAGCAGCGTCTCTGTGACGGCAAATCCGAGGCCGCTAAGGATATACAGCTTCGCCGGGTCCATCGGTGTTTTCGTCCGAGCGTATAGCTTGAGCGTCACGCCGGCGGCGCGGAGCAGCGGCGTGTTGAACAGCGGTGTTGTATCGACCGTGCCATCCATTTCTCCGGTGTCGAAGATCATGGTGGCAGGATATGCCGGGTCTTCTGTGTAGTACAGCGGCTTATCCCAGAACATCCTGAACGCCTTGATGATGTCGGGGTAGGTGCAGTCGCAGGTGTTCTTGAGAATCTTGTAGATCAGGTACTGGCGGTATCTCTCGTCGTCGATGACCTTGAACGGAATCGGATCACCTGCAATTTGAGCCGCCTCCATACGGGTCAGGACAGCAATATCGCCTACGCCGTCGAGGTTTTTGCCCACGGCGGTGTAGACGTCTCTGTTGTAGCGAAGCTGATCGTAGAAGTCATAGACCTGTTGGAACTGTGCCCCGATCACTTCCACAAGGGCTTCGATATTTGCCTTGCCTCGGAACTGTTCGACAAGGTCTTTTTTCAGAGCAACTACATAATCAGCCATCAATCGCCACCTCGATCATCGCCTCTGTCGTGTACGCCCGCTGCCGTGCCGTGATGTTCTTGCTGCGGTCGGGGTACTCGGACGGCTCCTCCGCGGAGCTTTCCGTGGCGTAGAGTCTGATGTCGATGTAGCTGATGCCGGAACACGCTTTGTAGAGCTGTGCCATGAACTTCTGAGGGACAACGTCCTGCCCAGCGTTCAGACTGTCCATATTCTCCAGAACGACATTCCGCAGCAGATCGACATAGTTGGGAGGCAGGGCCTCGGACGGGTTCAGCGTGATGCCGAGATGGAACCAAGTGTAGATCTGAGTCGGTCGGTTGAAGCGGATCGTGATGTCCTCGTCGTATGCGCCAGCCACCACGACGGACGTATCTCCGTAGGTCTGGATGCCGCCAGCTTTCTTTTCGAGGATCTGCTGTGCGATTTGCACCGGGTCGCCGCCGTCGACAACAATTTCGATGCTGTGCGGCGGTCTTCCGTATGCGTCCTCTACGTTTGTCGGGTTCTCGTACGGTGCGACGCTCACAACGCCTTGCACATTGTTCAAAATGGCAGATCTGATGCTTTCAAGCATCATGGACGACCTGTTGAAAATCTTATCAGCGTAGGACTGGCGGAACTCTGCATCGGTCTCCTCGTTGCGTCCTGCAATGTAGCCGCACATATTGACGACCTCCAGCAGCCCGGCGTCAGCCTTCACGATCTGCGTAATGACGCCGTCGGGCAGGAGGATGTCGCCGGTATCAACCGTTCCGAACACGACAATGCTGGTGACGGTCTCGGTGGTCAGGTTCTCGCTGAGGATCAGGACGTTGTTCGATGCCTTATCCGCCGCATCAATCAGCAGCCACCCGTTCACTTCGTCTACCGAAGCCGTAAACGCTTCGCTTGCGACAGCAGCAGCCAGCCCTTTCAGGACATCCACCGCCTGTTCTCCGCTTTTTGGCTCGTACGAGAACACGTCTCCATTGATGGCAACCGTGTATGCGTCGTCCATCTCGGTCGTTGTCAGCTTGATCTTTGCCTTGTTGAACGAGGTTCGCGTAATCTGCCGCGGTTCGGTCAGCGACAGTTCCGTCTTCGGGTTCGTATCGGAAGCAATCATCGTGCCGGCGGCGAGCTTCGTGCCGTCCGTGCCGGTACAGTGAATGGGGTAATACGACTTTGCTGCCGTTTCGCGGGTCGATCCGCCGTACTGCGCCGCGTTATCGAGGCTCGTGCCCTCAGCGGTCGAAGGATACTGGGAGTGGTAGACATCCTCGCCGAACTCCCACAGCTCCGCGATCTGGTCGGCAATGTTGGTCAGGAGGTGGTTTAGCAGAGACTCCGGGTTCTGCTTGGTGTTGACGCCCCACTTTTCACTGAGCTGCTGGTGCATTTCATCGAGAATGACGTCAAGCCGCTTGATATTCGGCCCCCGCGGGGTCAAGCCGTAATCAGCCATACAACGTTACCTCCTCCCTGTATGTTTCTTCTCCGACCTTGACGGTGTAGTAGAACTTTGCCGTTCGTTTTGCCGGATCGTAGTCTATTTTCGTTACTTCAGCAGCTCTCACTTCCGAGACCTTCAGGATTTCCTCCCGAACGAGCTGCTTGATCTTGATGGTGTTCGGGTTCTTGACGAACACTTCCTCGAACCACGGGAATCCGTACTCCGGCCCAAGACGCCATTCGTCATAGATCCATCGGAGGCGGATCAGCACCGCCTGTCGTACGCTCTCGGTCATACTGATGTCGCCGAATGCACTCACATCCAAGTCGCCATCAGCGTTGAGCTTAATGTCCAGCACACCTTTCCCCTCCCTCCTGAAGATGCCGCGGAATTGATTGACCGCTTCGGGAATGATGTTTTCCGCCCACGGTGGGTATTGTTGTACTCAAAAAAGAAAGCCCGCAGCGGGGCTTAAAATCGCTTAGGCAGGAGCGGACGTCGTTCCTCCGCTATCGCCTGTATGCGTGTGTGTACTGAGAGCAATGCCGCTTCCAACCACCTCTCCGCTCACAGTCAGTTTTCCGGTGATGGTCACGCCGTCCGGCGCTACCTTTAGGACCGTTCCGCCAGCCTTGAGCACAACGGCGTTTTCCGCGCAGGCGGTCTGCACCGCATCATTTCCCTTCGTAAACAAGCCGGGAATGCAGATGGCATTCGTCATATCGAACGCAAGGTCTGTGTTGGTTTCCTGCCCGTACTGCCAGTAATCGAGACTTTGCTCGGCTACCACGATCAGGCAGCCATCCCCAGCTTTGACCGGAAACGCGACCGCCGTGTTCTGACCCGCCCCCTGTGGAAACACCACAGGGACGCCAGTGATCTGCGGGAAATCCATCGTCTTTCCGTCAGGTTTCTTGAACTTCATCGCAGGCTGAACCGTAGCGATGCACTTGGCAGGGTCAAATGCCAGCACCTTCCCCGGCATAGCGGTGTGGATACCACGGATGCCGCGCTTGACGGTATCAGAGATCTGCTGTACGAACTCCTGCATCATTCCGCTTTCACCTCTTTCAGCCTTGCTTTGCAAATCCAGTCGCCGGAGACGTTGTCGCCGGACATCTCAATGGAGTACACCCTGAAATATCCGGTCACCTTCTCGCTCTCCAGCTTGACGTAGTCGTCGATGTTGATAGCCCCGTTCAAGAAGTATTCGACATCCCACCCGATTTCCGGGGTAGAGCTTTCCTGTGCAGCCGCTTCCGTCACTCGTGCGGGGATGCCGAGCAGGCCAGAGTCCTCGGACAGGACATAGACTTCTCTGCTCATAGTGTCTCCCGGCTTCTTGACCTGCATGACACCGTTCTGGAGACTCCATACCAGTCCGCAGCAGTTACATCCCTTGGTCATAATGTCCCGCGCCTGCCCGACGAAGCTGAAGCCGTTCGGGATGTCGGCGAAGGTTGCATTGTACGAATAGGTCACGGCAACGCCCATCTGGTTCGCCACGTCATCCATGATGGTCTTCCAGTTGACGTTGCCGGTGTACGAAATCGTGACGTATGTGTCGCGGATCTCGACGAGGTTGTCAACAACCTCAATCTCTGTCTTCCGGTCCGCGCCGTCCTTAGTCGTGGTAGCGCTCGAAACGATGCCAGCAAAGATCAGCGGCATCCGGTTTCCGTACCCCGCCTTCAGGGACAGAACACAGTCCTTCTCGTCAAGAGCGGCGAGATGCTGCTTGTTCAAATTCCAGACGGTAACGCGCCCGGTATTCTGCGTCTCAAGGTCACTCTTCTGGAGAGAAAAGTTGATGTGCAGCGCGACAGGCTGGCTCTTGGAGGTCTCTCCGATCTCGAAGCCCATACCACCCGCTTTGCCAGCAGCGAGCCGATATTGTCTGTCAAAGTTTTCGTTGCTCACAGCTCTACCTCCCTCCTGCAAAAACACACGCTCAACGCAAAGAAATGACACGCTCGTGCGTTCTGGAACGCACAAGAATAGATACGTTAGTATCTATTCTATAATGGTGACGGTGACGGTGACGGTGACGGTGACGGTTACCGCGGATTGTCCGCGGATGTTCCGCTGGATTGTCCGATGGAATGTCCGCGGACATTCCAAAGGACGCGGAAGAAACGTCAGAAAAACCTCGGTTTCCGTGCGGACAACGGGGATTTTCTCGCGTCTATTCCTGTTGTGACTACGCTTGCGCCGTCTGGAGCATCTTCAAGCGATTCAGACCGATGGATGCTCCGAGACGGATATTCCGCGGATTGTCCAGCACGTTTTCCTCGGACTATCCGTGGGCGTGTCCGCGGACTGTCCCACGGACATTCCGCAGGACAGTCCAGAGGACGTCATTCTTCGATTTCAACGGGTGAAAAGACGAACTGTGCCTTCCCGTCGATGAAATCATTGCGCCCGATGCGGGCAAGTTTGGTCTGCACTCCGAACACGCCATCCGGCAGCTTGGTCACGCCATAGAACAGATTCAGCGGATACCGCGGCACAATCTTGATGCCAATGACAATCGGCTCACTCTGCGTGTTATACAGGCCGAATTTCCAATAGCCGCCTGCTTCATTCCAAGTGAATCGGATCAGATACGCCTTCCCGTTCAGGACGATACGGCTCATGCTGTCGTTCATATCTGGGACTTCAATGATTGTCAGTTCCATAATCTCGCCCCCTTAATTCAACAGACCCATGCCCTTCGCGGCACTATACAGGATGCTGGACTTGCTGCCGCTTCCGGACGAGCTGCCGGAGCCGGATCCCGAACCGCTGCCACCGCCAGAACCGCTGCCACCGCCAGAACCGCTGCCACCGCCAGAACCAGAGCTACCGCTTGACGTATTCGCCGTACCCGCAGCAGCCTGACTCTTTCCGCTGCGTCCATAGCTTGCCGGAATGGACGTCGTCTTTGCGGACGTAATGCGGATTTTCTGGAAAGAAATCGGAATCTCTCTTGCGTACCCATTCTCGAACGTCTTGCTGATGGTCATGCTCGTAATCGCCATACTGGTGAAGGTCTTTTCGGACGTAACCACCGTGACGGGCGACTTGGAGTAGTACAGCTCTTCGAGCTGCTGCACGACAGCTTCGACCCTTCCCCTGCCTGCGTGGCCGCGCCATGTGACAGGCGTATCCGTCAGGTACAGCGTCATGTCGAGTTTTTCGGAGCCGAGGATGATGTCATCGCTGACCATGACGCCGCTCTCAACAGCGTACTCCGGTACGCTTGCTTCGTAGTTGCGGCTTTCGGAAATCAGGGCGTCAAACTCGATCCCTGCAACCGAAACGGGCTGCCTTGCTTTTGACATCTATCTCACCTCACCTTGCATAAGCCAGACCGCGAGCGAGTTCCTTGGTGATGTCGCCTCCAGCCTGCTTCATAGCGGCGGCGGATTTCTGCTGTCCCGCTCTATCGCCCTCGAACTTGTTGTTGATGTTCACGTTCTGCACGACACTCTTGCTGATGTTGCTGCTTCCGACGGTGGATGCAGCCGTGGAAGGAGATACGATGCCGACGTTGGCCATCAGGGACATATCTCCAGTCAGCGCCTCAAGTGCGCCTCGCACTTTGTCTTTCCCTGCGTTGATGCCCTGAGTCATCAGCGCAATCATGTCAGGCATATAGGTGTGGAAGTCGCTCAGCGGGCCTTCATCTGGCTCGGAGAAGCCGAGGAAGCCCTTGATCTTGCTGGCGACGCCGGAGACTGCCTCTCCGACCTTACCGACCGCGCCCTTGATGCCCTCGACAATGTTGTTGATAATGTCGGCGCCCCACTGTAACGCCTGAGCAGGCAGGCTCTTGATCCAGTCGATAGCAGCGGTGAAGCCGTCCACGATGGACTGCTTGATGTTGCCTACGGTCGTCGTGACGCCGTTCCACATATTCGTGAACGCGGTTGTCACGGACTCCCAGATGCCGGTCGCGATGTTGGAAACGATCTCCCAGATCTTCGACCACACGCTGCTGACGACGTTCCAGATGCCGGTCAGGATGGTGCCGAGAATGTTCAGGATGCCGTTCCAGAGGTCTGCAAAATACTGCTTGATGTTCTCCCAGAAGCCCTCCCAGTCTCCGGCAAACAGTGCGGAGAATGCGGCGAACAAGTCGGCCAGCACATCAAAGGCAGTGCCGAACACAGCCTTGATGACGTTCCAGACTGCCTCAAACGCAGTCAAGATCGACTCTCCCCATGTGTCCCAAAACTTCTTGAGCGCTCCAAAAACGACCATCGCCACAGTCTTGATGATGTTCCACACCAAGATCAGGCGGTCTTTGATGCCGGTCCAGATGTTTGCGAGGGCGGTCATGATCTGTTCGCCATGCTTCTCCCAGAACCGTTGGAGTCCGCCAAAGACAGACGTAGCCACCGTCTTGAGAACATTCCATACCGTCGTGAGAACTGTCTTGATGACACCCCACGCAGTAACAAGGAAGTCCTTGACCTTCTGAAATGCGTTTTGAATGGTCTCCCTCACCTTGTCAGCGTCGATGCCCGCCCTTTCAAGCATCGCACCCAGCAGAGAGTCATTGCCCTGCATGAAGTTCACGAAGTCCTCGATCAGAAGCGCCAGTATGATGATGGCCGCTGCAATGGCGACCGTCTTGAGTTGGATCGCTCCCAGACCGGTCTTTATCTTTGCAAGCAGACCACCCGCGTCTTTCAGGAAGCTGATGACCTTGCCGGCCTTGCTCGCCACGAGAAAAGCTCCAACCGAGATGGTAATGAGCTTGAGCAGTTTGTCACTGCCACCCAGCTTGTCGCTCAGCCATTGCACGGCGTTACGGACACGGTTTGCAGCACGGAGCGCAATGTCGGATACCTTCGTTACCGCCCGCGCCACCGTGTTCGTGATGCCGAGTGTGGAGTCCATCTGGCTGAGCCACAGTCCCCACTCGCTTCGGACCACCGTCAGGGCGTCCGTGATTTTGTACTGAACGCCGCCAAACTTTTGCTCGATGGCGTCGGCATTGTCAACGAACGCCGCCTTCAGGTCCGCAACCGTCATCGTTCTGGAGGACGCCATTTCCTCCAATTGGTCAGAGGTGGTGCCGAGCTTCTTGTTGAGCAGTTCCACCGCTTCGGGTGAACGTTCCAAGAGCTGGCTCATGGTTTCACTGTCAACATAGCCTTTTGCAAAGGACTTGTTGATTGCTTCCATCAAGCCAGCGATTTCTTCGTTCGTCTTACCGGCGGATTTGAACAGCATTGTCGCTGCATTGTTGAACTTAACGGCCTCGTCGATATTCCCAAACAGTTCCGGGCTTTCATGTACGAGGTCGGAGATAACGCCTGCGGTTGCGGCATAGCTGCTGCGCGTCTCGCGGGCGGACTGCATGATTTTCTTCTGGATCTCTGCCTGATCTCCGAGAGCGGCGGTCGAGTTCTTAACCTGCTCGTTTACTCGTCCGAACTCTTCGACCAGAGAGTTTACAGCCGTAAGGCTGAGGCCGATGCCGATAGCACCGAGCACTTTCGTGGCAGTCTGCTTGATATTGCTGATCGTATTGTTGACCTTCTTGACATCGCCTTCACTGACCTTGAAGCCGACCTTGTTGAAGAACTCAGCTACCGTCACAGCCATCACCTCGCTTTCGACTATCTATCCCGCGTCTCCCGACGCATTTCCTCGGCTCTACCGCGCTCGATGTCCTGATCCATGCGGTACAGAGCATATAGCTTCAAGGCTTCGTCGAGGGTATAAACGGTTTCCAATTCTGACTTCGATGCTATCTGCGCTTTGATAAGCGCGTACATCCGGAGCTCCAGCTCGCTGAACTGGGTCAGGTCGAGCTTTCCGTATCGCTCGATTTCTCCTTCTCCTTCGCCATAGCTCGAAGCTGGCGCCCAAATTGGACGCCGAGTTTCTTGAAAAAACCGCTAAAGTTCACCTTGATGACCTCATAGCAGAGGATAAACATATCCTGAATGTCACCGCAGAACACTTCGTCTGCCAGATCCTTGTCCAGCGTGACAACGCGCCCATCGGTGATTTCTCCTTCAACGGAGATGTTCTTGTGATCGACCAGCAGGCGCCGCATCAGGCGTTCCAGCCGGTCGCCGGACAAACTTCCAAAGGCAGATGCCAGAGCCGGCAGCACCTTCTCCATATCCATGTTCATGATGTCGGATGCCGTTACGCCGCGGTCCTCCTCCGCTTCGTTGCCGGCGTTGAAAGACGGCTGGCTGGCTGCCCGCATAGCAGCTTCAGCGTCGATGTTCCCGATCATGGCGCCCATAGAGCCGAGCATCGGGGACAGAACAGCAGACAGCTCTGCGCTGATATTCGTTGCGGTAAATGCGGCGAACGGCACGATGTAAAACGTGTTCTCGCCGATGACCTTCTCGGTCCGTTCCATGCGTTTCATGTAAAATACCTCCCCCTCGTAGCCGAGGTATGAGGGAACTGCCCGCAACCGCAGGCAGCTCCCTCAGCATTGTCTTATTCCTCCAAAATGGCGGAGCCGGTGTGCAGCTCCCATTCACGGTTGTTGGACTCCTTGCCGTAGCCGCGAGAAGCGGGCTTGGCGGGCCATGCGGCGTCGGTGCTGAACACCATGCCGCCCTTCAGGTCCTTAATCAGAACAGGGAACATACCGTCACCGGTCTTCCGGTCCTGATTCAGGCGAGCCTGAAGGTAGCTGTTGGTCTCCGAGGTCTGGAGCAGGGTCACCTTGACGATACAGGTATCATCAGGGCTGACGCTGCGGACGATCTCGCCGTCACAGCCGACCTTCTTGGTAACGCCATCGCCGTTCGGGTCGATGGTGATGAAGCTGTCGTCGGCATAACCGGTGACGATGTGGTTTCCGAAGGCAATCGTGACTTCCTTCGGGTTGTAAGTCTTGATCTGACCCATGAGTTACGTCCTCCCTTCCTTACAGCGTGTAGGTCAGGCTGCCCTTGATCTCTGCGAAGTGGATCGCGCCAGCCAGTCTGGCCTTGAACTTGCACTTCGTCAGCTTTCGGGACGCCTTCTCGGACGCGGACAGACTGGATGCCAGAGGAACAGAGGTCTGGAAGCCGGGGATCTCGTTGCCGTCTTCGTCGAACTCGCTCTCTGCCACGCCGCCAGCATCCTGACCCGCCTTCAGGGAGGCGATCATCTGGTTCTGCACCAGAGCGATGCCATTGTCCGTGTACGGGATCTTCGGGTTGGTGATAAACAGGTTCACCACACGAAGCTGCATATCGTTCTGGAGCCAGTCGCGGAAGCGGATGATGTCCGCCCACTCGCCGCCGACGGTGATGCCCTTCATGGTGATGTTCTTGTTCCCGACCGTGATGAAGAAGCAGAGGTTCTTTGCCTCCAGCGCTTTCATCTCGGTGGTGCTCAGCTCAGACGGATACACCGCAGCCAGCGTCTTGAACGCGCTGGTCTCACTACCGGAAGCGTAGTTGAGCCACTTAGCGGTGAACGCCACGTTCAGATACATGTTTGCCTCCGGGATCTCCTCGTCAGTCTGATCGGTGCTCACGCGGCCATATACGCCGACAGTGCGGAAGTAGACCGTGCCGACAGAGGGCTTTACCAGATCCTCGTCCTCACCGCGCTCCTCTCCCGCCTTGGGGAAGCAGTCCAGCTCGGTATAGACGAACATCTTGCGCTGCGTCTCGATGTACGCTGCGATGTCCTCATACTCCGCCTTGTCAACACCTGCGGTGCAGACAACGTACCAGCCGCTGGTTCCCATAGCTCTACGCAGAGTCTCAACGGCAGATTCGGGAGCGGTGGTTGCCTCGCCCTCGCCATCCGTGGCAGGAGTAGTCACGGTCTGGATCGGGGCGATGTAGATAGTGGTGGGCGTCGGACTCTGGCCGAACGCCACCTGCGCGGCAACTCCGACAGGGTCAGCGCCATCGCCGCTGGTCTCCCAGCCGGCCTCGACCACTTCGTCGATGGACGAATAGGCGCCAACCTTCGGAGGGGCCTTTTTCGGCGTCACTTTGGGAAGCGGGCCGACAATGAGCAGATTGCTGAAACTGGTGTTGTCGACCATCGGGGTTTCGAGGTCGATGTCCACGGTAGCAATCATGTCATAGTTCTTGCTCATAGCTTTTCCTCCTTGATTTCAGCTTCATTGAAGTAGCCGACACTCTCCTGCGCCAGCTCTTCGCTGCCGCCGCCGCTGGCGGTCGGCTGATAAACGGGATCGACCTTGGCCTCCTCCATCTTCTTGATGTAGTCGGTCTTGTATCCACCCGTGGGGCTTTCCGTCTCAACCGGTTCAACCGGCGTGTACGGATTTTCGGGGTCATCAGTCGGATAGACGATGCTATCCTCACTGAGGACGGCAGCGCCTTCGACCGCTTGCTGGGTGAAATAAAGCAGAACCGACAGCCGCGCCCTGTACTCGTAGTTGTTGTCGTTCACCAGTCCGGTCATGTTCAGGACATCGCCGTCGATTACGATGGCAACGTCGTGATTGTGACTCCAGTGGACGGTATGCTCCGAGTTCAGGAAGTCCGCGAACGACAGCATATCGTCAAGAGCATTGTCCTCGTAGGCGACCGTCCTGCCGGTATCGGGATCAACCACAGCAACTCCGTTCGTGAACAGGTCTACCGTGATAGGCAACCGCGACAGGTAGTTTCCTACTACGACACCATTGACGGTCGAGTAGTTCGGCGTAGCCGGACGGTTCAAGTTGCCAACCGTGAGCACTACCAGCGGCTGCTTCTGCTTTGCCGCTCTGCTCTGACTGGAGAACACAACATTCGCGCCGGCGAAGTAGCTGGCGGTAAGCTGCTGGAACAGCGCCGTAGCCCGCATCACTCTCACGGTGCATCACCGCCTTTCTTCAGGGACAGGTAGCCGTCTTCGTCAATCTGAAGACCGGAATCAGCCGGGATCTTGACGAATCCGAGAGAGTCGGAAGATGCGACGGGCGCTTTCTGCAACCACGGGTACACCGGCTCGGTCGCCACATTCGGGTCGCCTTCGGGCGGGTTCTCCGTGTCGATAGAGCGAGAAGCGTCCTTCGGCACGAGTACAAACTGGTAGTTCAGGTGGCTGAGCAGCGTATGATCCCACTGCTGCGCGTTGACGCATTCGTACCAGTCGCCCATGTAGAACAGCAGGTCTCCCTTCGTTCCGGCCGCTTCATCGGCAACCACCAGCACGTCCGTTCCGTGAGCCTCCAGCCGTTTCAGCTTTCGCTCGCCTTCGGGCAGTGCTTTTATCTGGTCGGTGCTGAGCGGGTGGACGTGCAGGCTGACCACGCGATCCTCCATGCCGTTCGTGATATATCCGCGGACGTTTTTCGGTTCTCCGAAGTGTCGCACCCAGTATTTCTTGTTGAAAATCGTGATGTTCAACGTCCCGCACCCGCCTTTCTGACAACGTAGTTGACCGACTGCCGCATCGTGCCGGTGTCGATCAGCGGCTGTTCAGACCCCTTTTGTCGAACCGTTGATGGTGCATTCGGGACAAAATCCCCGCTGGCGATCTCCTCCTGTACCATGCCCTTCGTAATGACGCCGAGCTGGTTCAGGGCGTGTTCTGCTGTATCGCCTTTGGACAGTGCGGTATTCACCTGATTGCAGGCGGCTTGCAGCTCCTTCTCTCGCTTCTCGAAGCTCTGCTTCATAAACGGTCGCGCTGGTGTATCAGACGAGCCGAACTCGTTGTACGCGGCAACCTCAGCCATCGAGGTGCCGTCTTCGTAAGCCTGCCCTTCCTGAAATCCGACCACGACCTCCATCTCGGCGAGCTTCTTCAGCTCCTGAAAATACCGCTTGCCTTCCGGTGTCAGGTCTGTAAAGCCGAATGCCATGTCAGCCTCCCTGCTCGTCGTCGAGCATAAGCGAACCATCCTCTCCGATTTTCAGACCGGAGCCGGGGCGTACCATGACGCCTCCCAGCTTGGTCTCTGTCGCCACAGGGACGGTCTGGTTTGGGGCTTCATCGGCGTGGGCTTCGTCGTAGTATTCGCTCTCCCCGCTGCAATGGATCGGCACGATGACCATGCGGCGGATCTGGAGAAACTGGACACCGTATGCGGTTAGACCGAGTTCGGCATCCGTTGCGAGGTTGGAACTCTGGTTCGCCCCGAAGCTGATGCTGCTCCCGCCCTCGGACACGCTTCCAACAGCGAAACCGATGCCGATAGCGCCCAGATCTCCAAGCGGGTTTGCGCCGTTTCCAGCCATCTTCAGCTTGTGGCAGACGAGGTAGGCCAGAGCCTGCTCGTACAGGTTGCCGAACTGCTTCCGGCTGACCATTGGACGAAGCATCTCAATCCAGAGGTTCAGCTTCTCGTCGGCAACGCTGTTGAACTCCGTGCCAATCAGGCGGATGTACGCGATGACTTTCTCCACGGCGCTCACTCCTTACTTCTGCTCCTTGGCTTTCTTCTCAGCCTCAGCTTTCGCCTTAGCAGCAGCTTCAGCCTTCGCCTTAGCCTCTGCCTCGGCTTTCGCTTTGGCTTCCTCAGCAGCCTTAGCAGCCTCGGCTTCAGCCTTCTCGGCGGCTTCCTTCTCAGCGGCAGCCTTGGCTTCCGCCTCCGCTTTTGCCTTTGCCTCAGCCTCGGCCTTTGCCTTAGCAGCGGCTTCAGCAGCGCCGTTGTCCTCAACGGTCAGGAGCCCCATTCTGACCATAGCGCGGATAGCGGGCAGGTTGGCGATCTCGGCAGAGACCTCCATCTCGGCACCGGGCATCAGAACCTTGGTTCCGATGTTGATAACCTTCACGCTCATGTTCTTGAGTTTCATGCTACTTAACCTCCATTTCGTAGTGCGCCGCGATGCGGCAGTTACCGGATAATGCAGGAGGGGACACCAATCGGTATCCCCTCCGTGCAAAAAATCAGGATCAGCAGACGCCGACCGCAATCAGGGCGGACAGCGGGTAGTAGACGATCACGCCCGCGGTACGAGCCTCGCAGGGGATGACAGTCTCCAGATTCCGCACCTGAGCGGGATACTGGTAGAAGGGCATCGGGATCTCCAGAGACAGCTTGCGCTTGTCGTTCTTGAACAGGAACGCAACGCCCTGACCGTTCTCTTCCAGAGCGTAGGGGTTGGTCTCAACGGAGTCGGCATCCAGCTCGGCGGCAGATACGACGTTCTTGATGTACGGAGCGTGCTCCAGAATGAAGCTCAGGACCGTAGCGGTAGTGGAGGGAATGCGGCGAGTGGAGATGTCCATATACACCTCGGCGGGAACGCACAGGGTGTCAGGACGCTCGACGTTCTTGGTCACCTTGGCAACCTGCTTCGCCATGCCGTTCACGTCGGCGAGGATCTCGTCGGCGCTCTTCTCGGTCCACTTGGTTTTGCCGGAATCGTTGGCGGTGATGGTGAACAGAGGGATATTCTGGCCGGTGGACAGAACGCCCATCAGGCCGCTCTCCTCGTCGCCGCGCCATGCGATCTGGTTGTTCTTGGTGTCGATAGCCAGACGAGCGGACTCGGCCTTGCGGGCGTCCAGAGACTTGCCAGCCAGACGATAGGCGCGCATCTCCTGAGCGGAGTAGCCGTAGCTATCGCCGATAGACTTGACCTGAGCGTAGCTGGGCTTGCCGTTGACGTCTGCACGGGGCAGGTCGGTGGAGTAGTTGTCGATGACCTTTGCCACGCCGTTGCGGTCGTAGGTGTAGTAGGTCACGGTCTCGGCGCCGGGGTCAACCTCGGAGCTGATGGGGAACAGACTCAGGGCAGTCAGTTCAGGGTACTCGACATCGTAAGACTGAGTCTTGACGAAGTCGAGCTCGCGGGCGAAGAACACGGAAGCGTCCTCCGCGCTGTCAAAGCGAGTGCCCTCGGAAGCCATGATGGCAGCAGGGATAGCGGAAGCCAGCAGGGACTTCATCTCGGTGCTGTCGTAGTGAGTGTGCTGATTCTTAGCCATTGTTCTTTCCTCCTTCTCTTACGCCTGAGCCTCGTTGAAAAGCTCAACGGCGGCAATCTGGGCGCTGGTGTCGACACCGCCGAGGAAACGACCCTTGATAGCGATGGTCGCCTTGTCGGTGGAGCCGGACTCGGTGCTGGCAGCGGCGTTGGTGAAGCAGCCAGCCTCGTCGCCCTCGGTAATCAGGTACAGACTGTCACCGTAACCGGGCTTGACACCAGCGGCAACGCGGACGTAGATACGACCGTAGCGCATCACGCCGATGGTCGCAGCCTTACGCAGCTTCAGGTCGCCCTCCACATCGTACTCGGTGGTACGACGGTTGGTGGTCACGCCCTCGAAGTTCGCGGCAGTGCTGGCCTTGACGGGCAGCTTGATGCCGGTGCCCTTCTTGGAACCGGTGACAACGCCCATGCCAAACTGCATCTTACCGGTGTCTTCCTCGTTCAGGAAGGCGTCGATGGCATACGGAGCCAGATCGACGATGCCGCCGGCAGCACCAATGGGGCTGGAATAGCCGTAACGGGTCTGAACACTCATTTACTTGTCCTCCTTCTTCTTGTTCATCTGGCGATCCATCATGCGCTGGCGGGCGTCGATGGAAGAATCGCCGGTTTCCTTGACGCCCGCGGTGCGGGAGTCTTTGTTGAACATCTGCTTCTTCTGAGCGGGTACGGAGCTGGAGCCACGAGCGGTGACCTCAGCAGCAGCCATCTCATAAGCAGCGTTGACGAAGGTGGCGCTCTTGCCGTCCAGTCTCATGTTGGGACGAACAGCGGTGATGACCGCCTTCTTAGCCTGCATGATGCTCATGTTCTCCAGACCGTCGAGGTTCAGAGAACGACCGACCATGCCAAGCTGGATGCGCTGGCGAACAATGGCGTCGATAGAGTCGGCGTTCATCAGCGGCTCGTCGGCAGGGGTGGAGCTGGGGATGTCGTCATCCTCGCTGTCCTGCTCGATGCACTCGCCCTCGCCGTCGGCAGCCTTAACAGCAGGCTCCTGAGTGGGTTCCTCAGCGGGCTTCTGGGCGGGTTCACCCTCGTCGAACTCCCTCTGGGCAAGCAGAGTGTCGATGATGTCGCACAGGATGCCGATGTCATCGTCCTGATCGGCGATCACAGTCTTGGCAGCCTCGACGTCCTTGGGTTCGCCCTCCTCGTCGCGGCGGTCGCGGTTTGCCTTGATCTCGGCGACCTGTTCCTCGACGGTGGGGTTCTCCTGACCGGCAGGAGCAGTGCTCTCGCCATCAGCAGCAGGGGCGGCAGGTTCCGTAACCGGAGTGCCTTCCTTGACGGGTTCGTCACCGTCGGTAGTGGCGGCCGGCTTTGCGGCACGGCGAGCCTTGTACTCTTCGATGGCCTTCTGGAGCTCCTCGGGGGTCAGAACGCCATCCGCACGAGCATTCTTGGGAGACTTCTTCATAACTTTTCCTCCTTTAAGAGTGTTTTCAGAGTCACGGCCATCAATATTTAACCGTGCCTGATCGCCCGCTCTGGCCTCCCTGACCAAAGCAAGGTGATTGATGCGGATGTTCCGCTGGATCGCGTCGTAGTGCTGTCCGTTCCACACACCCGGCGTTTCGTCCAGATCGAGGCTGTATCCGAGCGAAAGCTCCTTCAGCCCGCAATCCTTCATGGCGTCGGTGTTGTGAATAACGATCTCAGCCCGGACGTCCTCCCCGCTGCGATAGCCCTCTGTCAGGATGGTGCCAATCTGGAACTTCTGAACATTGTCCTTCGTTACCATTCCGGCATCATGCGTGATGATGATGGGCTTGCCCTTGTACGAGGCAAGGCTCTCAGGGTCGAAAACATCCTCCGGGAGCCGAAGCTCCCGTCTGACGGAACCGTCAGAGTTGGTGTACTCGAAGATACCTGTGCTGGTCAGGATCGGCCTGTCCTTCAGGTAGCCTTCGGGAGTGAAAGACGTCTGGCCGAGCGGTAAGCTGTCCAGACGGATCACCTGGGTTAATTTCGGGGTCATGCTTGCAGACCCACCTCCTTCCGGAGTGATGTCGCTGCTCCCGATCATTTCATACCGGGTTCAGCAGGCTCTTCCGGTGGCTTCTTGGACTTATCGTCCGTGAGGTCGCCGGGGCCGAATACGCTGCCTTCGCCTTCATCGGCGTTGGTCTCGCTCGGTGCAGTCGCTTCCGCAACCGCTTTGGTAATCTCCAGCGTCAGGATCTGAACGTGCTCGACCTCGTCAAGCAGGAGATTCTGGTACACGCCGGTCAGATCAGGAGCATTCTGCTCCACGTCCTGCACTCCCATTGCAAGAGAGTCGAGCTTCTCGGCAACAGCTTTGAGCTGTCTCGCCAGAGAACTGATACCGTATGCGTTCTTCACTCTGCATTCCTTCCTTTCTTCTGGATTTCCCGTCTGCCGGGAGGTCCGGTAGACAGCGCGGGGGCATCGCGGCTTTTCTGTTCCGAACTGTTCATGTGCATTCCGCCTTTCTGATACCGGTTTTCACCGTCCATACTTGTCGCGGTGGAACGCACTCTCCCAGTCAGCGAAGCGGTCTCGCTCGACTACATCGGGTTCGCACTTCTTGCCGCACTTCTTATTGGAACGCCTGCAAATGCAGACGGTCTTCCCATTCTGAATATCGACGAAGACCTTGATTTTCTCCTTCTCTTCCATCTCACTTATCCTCCTGCCCCTTCAACGGCACATTGATCGTGTCCAGATCGAACACGGGGATAGCTACACATCGGCAGCAGTAATCCTCTCCGGGATGGCAGCGCCGGCCGGTATAAACCTTGCCGGACTTCTTTGTTTCGTACCACATCTCCGGTGGTTCGTCCCAGCTAAAGGTCTTGCCGTCGAGGGATCGGTGGCAATCACGGACTCTCGCATCGTGCGATGTCGACCAGCGGTAGCGGTTACACCCCGCGTCCTGCTGCTGGAGCTTCGTGATCTGGGCGTTCAGCGTCGCCACCTGATCTCGGGCGAACATCTGAGCCTTGTGCTTCGAGACGTTGTACTCCTTCTGGATGTCGGTGGAGATGTCCCGAATGGAACGGCCTTTCTTGTAGCCGTCCAGAATGATCTGCCGCATGGAGTCAAGAGACTCATTCGGTATCGTCTTGATTTTCTGTACGTTTTCATCGACCCAGCGACGGAGCGCCTGTTCATAGAAATCGCCCTTGTAGTAGTCATCCATCAGGTCGATGCCGAGCGTTTCCTTGACCGCCCGCTTCCACTCTCGGAGCGACGTCGATTTCGTTAGGCGGCCAATCTTCTCGACCGCATCGTACAGCCCGTAGGCAGCCAGTTTCTTTTCAAGCTCCTGTGCTACCTTCATCAGTTCCTGCCTGACCTCCATATCGAGGTCCTGTGCATCGTCGAAGCGAGAGTCGCCATGCCGCTCCCGCTTATAGGCTGCCATCATATCAGGCAGGTGCTCCTTGAGAGTCTGGTTCAACAACCGCATATAGGCATTCGTGATGCGGCGGAACTCGCGCTCTGCGCTGTCGGGGTACATTGGGGTCGTCTTGCCACGCAATGCCTTATTGCCCCTGAATTTGCCCTTTACCGCGTCTTTGACTATCAGGTGGTGTTGGATATTGTTCAACCCCTATGCCCCCTTTCCTGCTCATTTATGGCGTTTTGGCGGGGTGTTTTCAGTGACCTTGCCCTTGTCGGACGTAATAGACTGCCTTCAAGCGCCCCGGCATTCACTCGAATACCATGAACCGCTTGATGGTTCCGGCAAAGCCTTCGTCATCGGGCCACTGATGCCAACCATTGCGGTCGCCCTCCTTTTGGCATGAAAAAAGCAGAGCAGCCGGATGGCTGTTCTGCTCATTTCCTATTCGCTTCCCCTGAGAGGGCGCCTAAAACCGCTGGGTGGACACCCGTGTGGGATTGGTAGCTATGGGGTCGCTGTAATCGCTGGAATCGGGTCTCTCACGCGAAGAAGTCGGCCTCAAACTCCTTGAGTCTGTCTGCGTGTTTCCGGTCGGAACTACTGTCGCTCCGCTCTCCGTGGAGGCGGATCAATTCCTGCCGTTCCTCCTCAGAGACGTGCAGTTCCTCTGGCGTATGCTGCTCAAAGTAGCCAGCCGGATAGACGAACAGGTTCGTGACGAACCTGCGGATATTGGCTTCGTTGACCATCATTCATCCTCCTCGTCGTAGATGCCCTGCTCTTCGGCGAGAGCGTTGCCGAGTTCGGTGACGATGTCAGACGCCATCTCGCACCGTTCGCTCTCCTCACTGTCGTCGGCAGGGATTTCGGCCAGCTCGATGTCGCACATGACATCATAGACGCGGTCGTACAGAGCGTCCTCGTCCAGCGCGAACAGCTCCTCTTTCGAGATCTGGCACTCAGCGCAAATAAAGTCGATCTGCTCCGCCGTCAGTTTGCCAAGCGCTTCTTTCATCGGTTCTGCTTCCTCCATTCTATCGTGACGATAGTTCCGGTCGTGTGGTCGAGGACCAGCCGGCTGCCCTTCACATCATAGCACCTACGGTTCTGATAGGTCTTATCGGGCGAGACATTCTGACTCCTCAGCATATCTTCGATACGCTTCGGTGACGGGTTGCGCTGTGCGATACGGTCGAATGCGTGATCGCTGAAGCCTTTCACCTGTACTCCGTCAGAAGTCTTCTGACCAACGATACGGTTCCGATACCGCGCTTTGTCGCTGCTGCTCAGGTGGCTCCGTTTGTGCGGGCCAGCGGCATTGTCATTGCCCTCCGGCGCTCCGTCGTTGGTGATGCCCTTTGACTTTATCGTATCCGCGGGCGTTGAAAAGTCAAGAGGTTTTTCTTCGGAATCCACAGTTTTTTCATTGCTGTCTGTTCTGTCGGTTTCCTCAAGAGTCAGCTTCACAGCTTTGTATTTGCCGACATTGTAGTCTGGGTCAACACTGGTCGTTTTGAACCGCGCGTTCTTGGAATATAGAACTTCGTCCATGTCGACATCGGCGATTTCTTTGATGGGTGCTCCGGTCTTCGACTTGCATTCAAGAACGACATTGTACGAGTCGGCGTCATCAGCGTCTCTGGATCTAAACACTCTCTTGAGCGCATCGTCCCCAGTGGACCAACTCGACAGGTGGCCGAGCCCAAACGAACCTCCATTGGACGCCTCCGTAACGAACCGGTCGAAGGTGTACTTGTCCATTGTCATCGCCCGCTTGGTTGTCCCCGTGTACTTGTCAGACAGGGATATGGCTTTTTCGATGGCCTCTGCGCTTTTACCAGCCGCCTCTTTCTCTTCTTTGTCCATCAGCTCGCCGCGAGAGGCGTACACTCCGGAGTATCCCGCTGAAGCCGCAACGACGTCCTTGTAGTTCCTTGTATAGTCCGATACGGCGTCGACCATTTCCTGAACTTCTCCGTCGCTCAGCGCACGTCCAGCGTTTTTACTCCACTCGGATTTTTTTGCAGAGTACACGCTTTCATCGAGCCCATGGCTGGTTTCTCCTGCATACGGTGCCACCTGCGCTTTGCTTGATGGAAACTTTGCAAACAGCACCTCGCTCTCGCCTACTTGCCCTACGTCCATCGACTGAATGCCGGCGATAGGCAGATAGCCCATCTCTTTCATTTGGTCAAGTGTGAACTGTTGGTCGCTTCCAATACTCCCGCTTTCGCCGTTGGTCAGGTGCGACATATTCGCACCGTTCGGGTCAGTCGTGAACGCCAGCACATCCTTGTCCATTCCGCCCTTGCGGTAGAACTTGGGTTCTGTCGCCTCCGGTTCCTTCGGCCACATACCAAGGTCTTTCAGGTCGTCTTCGGTGTAGTTGGAAAGCGCACCTCCGGGCTGGATCATCCGCCGAATATCGTCCAGCTCCTCCTCATAGTGCTGCTTCGCTTTCACGTTCGCGTCGGCAATCTGGTCTCTCCAGACCTGAGACTCCATCTGAGCCTTATCCTTGAGCATTTTGCCGATGTCATCATCGTCAGAGATGTGCTTAGCGATTTCAGCGTCAGCTTCAGCTTGGTCGCTGTCGCTGTTGCCGGAGTGCTTCTCGAACAGCGTTCTTGCCCGATCAATGCTCTCTTGCGAATGCCCGAGCCTCTTGAGTCTGTCCTTAATTGGTCCTCTGGTGGTCAGCGGGTTGTCTCCGCTCGGAGCAGAGCCACCGACCTGCCCTTTGACTCCCTTGTGCCCATGATTGCCGCTGCCGGGTCCGCCATCTTCATCAAAAGGGGCGAAGCCTTCTGGCTCAGCCTCCCCACTTGCGATAGCTTTCATCAGAGCGACATCATCCGCGAACGGTTGGAACATGGACGGTCTGAGCTGCTCCAGCTCCTCCATCGCGCGGAATGTCGGGTCAGCCATTTCGCGATCTACGCAATTCGGCTCGCCTTCGTAGTCCGTGCACAGGAAGATGTACGGCCGAATGTCAGTGTCAGGCTCAGCCGGTCCACGCCCTAACGGTGTCAATTCCTTCGGGCTGATGCCGAACTCTTCCTCAGTCTCACGGAACGCTGCCTGAGTTGGCGTTTCGCCGGTCTTGATGTGACCTCCGGGTCCGCAGATCAAGCCGTACCCAAAGTCAGTCTTTCTGGTGCCGGTCAGGATCTTGCCGTCCTTGACCACAATAACGCCCACACCAGCCTCGATGTCATCAGGGGATGAAGATGTATCACCGTCCCCCTGAACACTGTTTCCCGGCCTTTTGGCGGGGTTTTGCGATGCCTTTGCAGCCTCTGCCTTCTCCTCTTCGCTCATATCCTGCGGCAGCTTGGTCGCAGCAGGTGCAGCAGCGGGAGATGCGGAGCCGTTCTTGCCGGGGTCGGTGTCGTGTTCCTTGACGTCGACTTCTTCGGCGTAGTCAGCAGCGCCTTCCTCCGTCGGAGTCGCGCCGCCCTGCTCAGCCGGCTGGCCTTCCGCGTGGTTCTGGCTATTCTCTTCGCCCTCCATAGCCTGCATATTGGCAAACAGGTCCTCGTCGTCTTCGTATTCATCCAGCATGGTCTCCACGTCGAACTCGTCGCTGTCGGCCAGTTTCTTTCTAACCTCGGACGGGTCGATGGCTTCCATAGAGACATACGCCTGTACGGTCTGGGCTTTCGTGAGCTGGGTCGCTGCTTTCTTCTGGTCGAGGTCTGCCTGCTCAGTATCGGTCAGAGACCACAGCGGGTTGAACTCGACATTGATCTTCGGCACCTCGTCCACCTCTCCGGTGTAGAGTCCGGCTTGGAAGATGATCGAGAGCAGATACCGCAGATTGCTCCGCAGCATTCGCTTCTGGATGCGCTCGACGTAGTTGTAGTAGTTCTCCATCGAGGTGTCGTCGGTGGAGGACATTCCGCCAACTCCCTGACCAAACAGGATCGTCTGCGGGATGCTCGTGATGGCAGACAACATATTGCAGCTTGCCGATACGACGTCCGTGATGCCGTTGAACTGGAACGTCTTAAAGTCGTAGTCCTCGCCGTCTGCGTCGATGACGAGGCTGTTCAGCATACCACGCGCCATGTCGATGACCTGAAGACGGCGGAGTACCTGATTCTCGCCCTGTTCCGTAGCCAAGAGCGAGGACAAGCCTTGCATCTTGTAGATGGCCTGAACGGAGCGGTCAAGCAGCTTCGGTGCGCTTTCATGCGCCAGCTCCGCGTCCTTCAGTGCGCGACGGATGCGTACATACTCCGGGATGCCCCAGAGCTGGTATAGGGAGTTCGTCGCGTTTTCGGGAAGGATGCCGTTTTGGAAAACGAGGCAGCGGCTGTCGTGCACGGTGAAGTTGCCGTACCGACTGGTCACCTGATAGAACTCAGGCATACCGAGCCGGGAGCCTCTCGTGCGGAACGGGTCGCTCGGATCATACGAATACATACTCTGGTAGTCAGGCTGGACGATGGCTCGCTCGTACACGCGGATGTCATCAATCGACTTGATGTTCCGCCAGTTCAGTGGGTCTTCCAGTCTGCCGCCATCGTTAATCAGCATGACCGCGATGGAGCCGCCGAACAGTCGTGCCCAGCGAATGGCGGTCATGGCAATCTCCTCCCAGTCCAGCTCGTCGAGAGCTTCGACATAGAAGTCTTCAACATTCTGGTCGGAGACATCCTTCAGCGTGAAGCCGTGCTTGATGGCTTCCTCAGCCGGCGTGTCGATGATCTTGGCAAACAGACCGTTTCCCTCGTAGACCATCGTGAGCACATCGTCCGGGATGTCCGGCTCGCGCTCGAAGTGGTAGTGTTCAGCAGGGTCTTTCGATGTACCATACCGGTTCATGAGGTTGACGTAGCCGTCAGCACGAAACGGTCTGACCGCTTTTCCGGTCTGCTTCTGGATCAGATCCGCATAGCGCATGATGCGGTCCATCTGAGTGAGTTTGCTATCACTCATGCGTTCATTACACCTCTTTCATTCGGTAGTTCCATCAAATCAGGTTGGACAGGTCGAATACGTTCTTGGTCTCCAGCTCCGTAAAGGCGTTGGCAGATGCGTCGACCATATCCTTGAATTTACTGTCGGGGAAGTTTTCGAGCTGTTGCAGGTACTCCTCGTTCCACGCACCAGTCAGGACGTCGAAGTTGCCGGCCTGCCATTGCGCTGCCATAGGCTCCGCTCTGGCCTCCTTGCTGCCGGTTTCTGCGACGGTCACGACATTGAAGCCTGCAAGGAACTTGATGTACGACTCAGCTTGCTCTTTTCCTGCCTGACCGGGGTCCTTGGGTAGCCTGATCTTGACGCGCTTATACTTGGCGATGTCCTGCTGTGCGGTGTGCTTGATGGTCTGCCGCACATCGGACGCGCTCATTTGCTTGTTCACAACGTCCGCCACGATGTATCGTCCGTTCTTCCGCTTCCCCATCAGGACGCCGGAGGTGAAGGCCGGGTCGCCGTTTTCGGTCTTCTCGGTGGCGGCCAAGTCCCAGCACCTTACCCACTCGATGACGTCGTCGGGTACAAAGCTCAGGTAGTCGCCCACCTGAGAACGCTTGAAAAACAGTCCGGCAGCGGCCTTGATCTTCCAGTTGCCGTGCAGGAGCCGCTCACGCTCGATGACAGACATGGCTTTCAGGTTTGCCATGTATCCGGGGTTCACCTTCAGCAGCTCTTGGTTATCTTCCAGCTTCGACATGATGAACGTAACGGAGCGTGGTTCAGCCTTTTCCTCCGGCGTCTTCAAGTCAAACTGCTTCCAAAGCTCCTGCTTCGTGTTCGCCCAATACAGTATTTCATCGCGGCGGACGAACCACCGCAGCTTTCCGCTTCTTTCTGGGATCGGGTATCCGGTGTCCGGGTCGATCCACCACTCAATGAACTTAGCCACCCAACTATCCGCATCGGGGTTGCAGGTGGCTCGGATGAACGGCTCCACGCCACAGGTCGAACGGTTACGGGACAGCATATAGAAGAACGTCTTCTCGCTGAAATGGGTCAGCTCGTCAAATCCGATCTCGCAGATCTGAGAGCCTTGCCATTTATGCACATCCTCGTCTCGCTCGATGTGTGCGAATGTTACCTTCGATACGATGTCACCGTTCTGGTTTCGGAACCACCACTGCCCGCGGGCAAACTTCGGGTCTGCTCCGCGGATGCCCTGATAGATCTTCATGGATTCGTCCCAAAGACCACCCTGACTGAAGATCTGGTTGAAATTGCGGCGGAAGATCGTGCAGCCAAAGCCCGGAACGTTCTTATACCGCAGCGAAGACATCAACAGGCCGAAAGACTTGCCACCGCCCGCTGCTCCTCCATATATGCACACGTTTGCCGGAGTGGCCATAAATGTGGTCTGAGGACCCGGCTGCGGCTTTACGATCCGTGCCATAGTCTCACCGCCTTATTCCGTATCCGCAGGCTGTTCGGTGTCCTCGCTCTCAGGCTCGTCTTCCTTGACGGTGCAGCTTTCCTCGCTGGCCGTCTGAGGCATATAGATCACAACATCGTTGTTCTCGTCTTCGTCTTGGAGGTTGACGGCCAACTTCGCGCCGTCCATATCGCCGCCCAAAGCGTTGACCTTCGCCTCCAGTTCCTTCTCCCTTCGGATGTCGGAAGCGATGCTCTCGCGCTCCTTGCGGTTTTCTTCGGGTTCGTACCCGGCCATTTTCATCAGCGTGTTGTAGGCTTCGATGTTACCGCCCATTGCCATTGTGAACAAGCGAGCTTGCAGAGCAGCCATGTTGGTCTGCTCATTGACCGGGAAGCCCATCTCCTTCAGGTTGGCTTTCACGCTCACCGTAGGAGGCAAATCGAGCAGGTATCGAATGGCGGATTTCGCGTCCCTTTTCGCTCTGCGGACCTCGCCGGATTTCTTGCCTCCATTGGACTGCCGCTTCTTTAGCTCCTCTTTACTTAGATCGCCCTTCTGGATGGGCTTCAGATTCGCGTCCTGTTTCGGGTTTCTTGCCACTCGTTTCACCTCCCTTTCCCCACGAAAAACAGCCCCTCACCTTGCGGTGTAGGAGCTGTTTTCCGGGCTTGTATTTTCAGGTATGGGTTTATGTCCCATACAGCCTTTGCACTGTTTCCACGCCCTTTAGCGCGGTTTGGCGGGGGTCTACGCCTATCTGAGAATAGAAATCAGGATAGAGCAGGCATTCATATCCCCGTTTCATACTGTCGGAGTCCTCTTTGGCAATCCCCAGCCGGAAATCCTTTGCTATCCGCAGGGCTGCTTTGAAGTCTCCCGCCGCCACCAGTCGGCGGACGGTGTCACTCTTGCGTTCCATATTTCACTCTCGGGTCGATCTTGCCGTCGTCAAACGGGAGAATGTAGCCGTTCGGGTTGTGCTTCAGGAGGCAGGCATTGATGTCCCGGTTCCACGAGCAGTCATCGAACAGGTTCTCCACCAGAGGCGTCAGCAGCTTCTGGTCGTTTTCAATGGCGTGTACCGCGTCTCTCTTGAGCTTGTACTTGCCGTATGATGTGTGCCAGTTGTACGCCCACTCAGGGAACAGACCTCTGATTTTTCTGCACTCCTCAGCAGGCTTTGCTTCGGGCAGCTCCTCCGGCGTCATCACTCCATCGAAGCGCATCGTCGGATAGCCGAGCAGGTCTTTCTCTTTCGGAGTCCACATCAAAACCATCGCCTTTGCGACGAAGATCGTTTCCTCCGCAGGCTTGCTCATTTTGGCGTTCGCTGCTTCCAGAGCTTTGACTTCATCGTACAGGTCGGGATAGAAGACCATCGCCGTGTCGTTGAGCATCTTCCAGAACTCTTTACGGTTCACTTTGAAAAGCTCCGCGCTGTATCTGCCGGCGTCGATGATATTCTTTCTTCGGATTGCCGTATGCAGCGCTCGTGCAAGCTCTCCCTTGCTCCAGTTTCGAGCATCCGCTTCGTTGAACATCAGGTTGCAGACGAAGTAGTCGGCGTCTCTGTTCTTTTTCGCTTTGCAGAGCAGGTTCACCGCATCCGTCAGGCTCTTCTCTGTGCCGATCTCGCACAGGTTCAGGATCTCCTTCGTAATGACGCCGTAACAGTCCTCCGCAGAAATGACAAGGAGCCGCTTTCGCAAGTACGGCGTGTACTGCGGAAGAAGCTCCCATAAACAGAAACCAGCGATTTCATAGTCGCCTTTTCGGATCGAGTTCTGCATTGCAGACGTGACCTCCCAGAACGAGAGTCCAGTCCGCGTCAGCATTTGATAGGCCAAGTTCATCATCCTTTCGTCGTTTCAGCCAGTCCATAGTCGTTGTTGGCTTTGACTATATCTTAACTTATTCCGGCGGAAAGTCAATGTTTTTGCGTATTTTATGCGAATATTTCGCACAATATCACCGTTTCACATTGATGTGAGGTACATTCATCTTCATGTTGTAGGAGAAGTACCTGCCCCACTTGGCTTCCATCAGCTTGATGCTGGCTATCTGGTCTCCCCGCTTCTTCCCCGAAGCCCCTCCCTCGTTGGTGTCTGTCAGACCCTTCGAGCAGAAGTATTTCGGTTTGAGAATCACCCGATTCACCAGAAGCTCCTGAAGCACCACGTCGAGGTCGTAGTTGTACTCCAGTTCCTTGTTGCACTTCGCCTTGAACGTCTTCCGGTTGATCCACCTCACAGCTCCCGCGCATCCCTTGAACGAGAACTCGCAATCGTAGTTCCACGGTCTGATGGTCGCGTCGGTCGCCCCGAAGCCGATGCCGAGGTCGGACATGAGCTGCCCCACCCGCTCCAGCTCCGATGTGACGATCTCAGGATCGTCAATCGAGCTGGTGTCGAACATCCGGTAGTAGAAGTGGTGGATGTCGTCATCCAGTATGGCAATCACATCCTCCGGCGCGTTGTCCGCCAGCCATTGATTCACCTCGGTCAATCCGCAGATCTGGCTGTCCTCCACCGCCCGCACCTTGATGTGGTCGGCGTATTCCTTCAGAGCCTCGACGTACTCCTCGTATTCGCTCTCACGGACGATGTACGTTCCGTACTCCAGAAACTTGTGTGCGTTGCAGGTCTTCGCCCGCTTGTAGCTGGGAATGTAAATCCCGAAGGTCGTCTCACTCATATCTCTTCCACTCCTTCGGCAGTTTGAAGCCGCAGTTCAGGACGTAGTCGATCACCGACATATTCTCGGTGGCCGGACGCCCCACCTGCGGGTAGGTGATAGGTTGATAATCAGAGTACACAAGCTCGATTCCCGCTCTGGCGTAATCTTCTTCGATGTGGTAGTCCTTCGCCCCACTCCCGCTCACATACACCTTCGCTCCGAGAAGCCCGCACATCTCGATGATGCGGGCATCTCTCCGCTGCGTGATCGGCAGGTCAGAGCTGTTGATGAACTTCACTCTGGATGCGAGTCCGAACTCATTGGCAAGCATCAGAAGGCATCCGGTGTTGAACTCCGCAAGGCTCTTTGCCCCCGGTGCATGATGAAACAGGTCTTCGATCACCGGGAACGCTTCATGGAAGCCGTCGGTTCCCTTGTACTCCATCCACAGGGTCTTGAGCATTTTCTCGACGCAGTTGTCATCCGCTGCAATCTGGATCTCGTTCAAGTTCTGCACATGGTAGTGTATCGGCAGCGTAAACCGCAGCGGTCCATTCGCCGTCAGAATCTCGTTGTAGTTGTGCCGCCCCGTTTTGGAATACTGGACATTGTCGGAGAAGACGAACACGTCGCTCTGAAACATCTTGTAGAAGTACCCCATATACGGGAAAAAGTCAGGCTGGTGCGACGCAAGCACCAAGCCCTTCTGCTGAGTCATAAGGTCACTCTCCTGAACACGCACTCGAACGCCTCCGCCAGCTTCACCCCAGCCTGTGCTCCCCTAAGAACCGGCAGAGCCGTCAGAGCTGCTTCAGACCGTGGGTGAGGAATGGGACGGACGACATTCTCATACACCGCAAGCGCGTCAATCTTCGCCAGCAGCGCGTCCTCCGTAATCTCGACAAAGGTGTCGGGGTCGAACTTCTTGATGGACGGGTTCAGCGCCCAATCGGACGAGGACTGCACCTCCATCAGGAACAGGCCGGAGATGGGATGCAGGTCTTCCCTGCCGCGCTGCCAAATACGGAACGCTTCCATGCAGGACGCTGCTGTCCAGTAGTGGTCGGTGTTGATGTCGCCGGGGTGCTGCGTGTAGATGTAGTCGGGTTGGAAATCCCGTATGACTTCCTCGATGTCCTGCACCATCTTTCGGTGATCGGCATTGTGGAAGTTACTGTCGAGATAATCGAACGGATAGAAATGCCGAACGCCGAGTATCTTGTGGCTTTCGAGCATATCGTCGCGTATCTGCTCCAGATGGCCGGCGTATCTGGTCGTGTCGCAGGTGTTGAGGACCGCCACGCCAATCTCGTCGCCCGCCCTTGCGGCGTCGTAGATGAACCCGCCCGCTCCGAGCACCTCGTCATCCGGATGCGCTACTACGAACAGGTGTCGTTTCATCTCTCTGCCCCCTCCTCGAACACACTCTCAATGAGCCGCAGCACGTCGTCTGCGCTCATGCGTTCCGCGAGGTCGGAGCGGTACTCCGCTTCGAGGATGCCGTAATGCTCGCGCTTGTGGGATACCACCATGTAGTCCCCCTTCATGCGGGCAAGATAGGCTTCCTCCTCGGTAAGCAGAGCTTCGTGCATCTTTTCGCCGGGACGGATACCGATGATTTCGGTTTGATAATCCGCCGGGAGGTTCAGGTATCTGCATACTGCCTTCGCCAGATCTCCGGTGGTGCAGGCTTTCGACCGCTTCACCAGAAGGTCTCCGTTCTCTCCGATCATAAACGCCTGCTCCACGAGGTCTGTCGCCTCGCGTACGGTCATCATGAAGCGGGTCATCTCCGGGTCGGTGATGGTGATAGGCATACCGTTCTGCACCTGCTCGATGAACAGCGGAACAGCGCTCCCTCGTGATGCCACGAGGTTTCCGAAGCGGGTCACACAGATCTCGGTGCGGTTCTGGTCCGCAGCCTTCTGCATCGCCAGCTTCTCCATGTAAGCCTTTGTCATCCCCATCGCAGACGTCGGATATACAGCTTTATCGGTAGACAGGCATACGACCTTCTTCACTCGCTTCTGGATGGCAAGGCTGAGTACGTTGTCACTGCCGTTGATGTTGGTCTTGATGGCTTCCAGTGGGAACTGCTCGCAGGACGGCACCTGTTTCATCGCTGCCGCATGAAAAACGTAATCGACGCCCTGCATCGCAGAGTCAATCGAGCGCCTGTCGCGGATGTCTCCGAGGAAGAAACGGACGTTGTCGTGCTTCCTATACCTCTGAGCCATGTCGTACTGCTTCTTCTCGTCCCGGCTGAAGATGCGGACTTCCTCCGCACCAGCCGCGAGCGCCTTGTCGAGGAATGCAGAGCCAAACGTTCCGGTTCCACCGGTAATCAGGATCTTCGACCCTGCCAATGTCGTTGTCACAGCTCCATCACCGCCTCTTTCAACTTACTCACAATGTATCTCTGTTCTTCTTCAGTCAGCTCCGTGTGATACGGGATCGTCAAGAGGCTGGCGTATGTCTTGTAGGCATTCGGGTAATCCTTGATGTCGAATCCCGCCTGCTTGTATGCGGTCATCATCGGCAGCGGCTTATAATGCACGTTGCACGGAACACCGGCATCCTTCATATACCGCCACACAGCGTTGCGGTAGATTTCCTGCGCTTCGTCACGGAACTGAACGAACCGGATCGATGTGCTCTCGGGAAGCTGTACAGGGTACAGGTGCATCGCGCTGGTGTAGTTCATGCCGAAATGTCGGATCATCGGTCGAATGACGAAACCGTGTTCGTTCAGCTCGTCGAATAAGGCGTCGTAGGTTGTGGTAACGTCGATGCGCTTCTGCTTGATCTCCTCGAAGCGGTCGAGCTGAGCCAGACCCATAGCCGCGTCAACATCGGTCATGATGCTGTTGTATCCGAACAGGGCAATGTCGTACTCCCACCCGTTGCTCTTGTCTCTGGATGTCTGCCCGTGGTCACCGAGCAGCCGCAGGTGTTCCTCGAACGCCTCGCTGTCAAAGTCATACGGGGAGCTATCCCATACCACCGCTCCACCCTCGCCTCCGGTCGTCACATTCTTCAGGACATGGAACGAGTAGCAAGTGAAGTCGGCAAGCTGACCGGTGACGAATCCGTCCCAGTCCGCACCGAAGCTGTGTGCCGCATCTACGACAACGATCACGCGGTTGAACGCTCTCTGAATTTCGTTGGACGGATGGAAAACCGCCTGCCTGCGTCCGATGGCTTCGTACAGGGCATCGTAGTTGCACAGCTTTCCGCCGATGTCGACCGGCATCACAGCCTTGGTCTTCGGTGTGATGGCATCCGCCACTTTCCAGTAATCCATCTCGAAACTGTCCGGCGCCAAATCAACGAACACGATGGTCGCTCCAACATTTCGGATCACCTCCGCCGTTGCCGAGTAGGTGTACGGGGTAGTAATCACTTCATCACCCGGTCCGATACCGAGGGCACGGAGCGTCATCTCCATCGCTCCAGTGCAGCTATCAAAGCAGACCGCCTTATCGCAGCCACTCATTTCGGCGATTCGGTGTTCAAAGCGATGAACGGTCGGCCCCGCTGTGATCCAGCGGGTGTCGACCGTCTTCTTGATGTTTTCAGTCTCCAGTCGGCTGATGTCCGGTGTGGCAAATCGGATGTTACGCATTCTGCTCGCCCTCCCTTGCCTCCACCTCTTCAGGACTCAGGATCTGCGCCTTCATCTGGTCGTACCAGATCGCCCGCCCTTTGATGTGGCGGGTCTTGGCTACCTTGACCTGCCCACCCTCGATGCCGAGCTTGCGGACGAGATCGTTGTAGTCGAGCTCGTTGCGGCAGGCAATCAGGACGTAGTCGTACTTCTCGTAGTGGATGGGCTCCATCTCTTTGATGCTGCGCTCCTCCACGTTCTTGTCGGGCTTGGACTCCAAATCGAGCTTGAAGCCATCCACCAGATCGGCCGTCCAATCTCCCAGCTCGGCGAGATCCCATTCGCCTGCGTGGCTGTTCGCCTTGATGTTGATGTACTTCTGCTCCTTCAGGGAGTATCCGATTAGCAGCTTGCAGGACACGATCATATCGGGGTCCTGCCTCTGAAAGATGGTCACGCGCTGATTGCCGCCGATGACTTGGTTCTGCTCGTTGATGATGATAGTCCCGAAGTCGCCGTAGCGTTCAAGGGATTCTTCCAGCTCCTCACGCTTCTGCTTCTTAATCTTGCGGGGGTTGCCGAAGTCGAGCTTCAGATCTCCAACGCGGCGCTCGACCACCTCAATCCGTTTATCCATTTTCATGTACCTCCTCGCTCGTGTATGAAAAAGCACCGCCTATCGGCGGTGCTTCGTGACATTTGCTGTCCCCTAACAGCTCTGTCAGATTTTCTATGCTACACGATAATACAGGAAAACGGTGATTTGCAATGAACTTTTATGCTGTCTCCTGAAATCATGTGACATTTCCTGTCTTTCTGTGAACGAGACAGAAAATCACTGAACATTGCGGTACTCCTTAAACTCCTTCAGGTCGCCTTTCGTAGCGACGCCATCGCAGGTGCATTCGCGGTCGATGAAGTCGTTTCCGTCGAGGTCGATTTCTCCGGAGTTGCACAGCTCTTGTGCGATTGTTTCTGCACCGATCCTCTCGCGCGCCCAGACAATAACTGTGCGCGAAAAGGTCTCCTGAATGGTGACGCAGTACGGGAGCCTCCCATCGTTCGGTGCTGTCCTGACCTCCTGCCACCCGTTACCCGACTTTTCAAATCGCACGGTCAGCTCCTCAGCGTCGATGTCGAGCGTCGGTTTCCTCTTGGTCGGTTCGGTTCCGCACCACTCAAACCACGGGTGGTCCGCCTCTGTCTCGCTTCCGAACTTCTCTTCCGGCATACCTACGCAAGCTGGTACGAAATACGTCTCCTCGTCTAAGCTGCCGATGATGCGTTTCTCCTGTTCCTCCGTCATCTCTCCGCGGATGATGCACTCATTACGGACCTTGTAGTTGTCCGCGTCGCGGTACAGGTAGTTGATTTTCGTGTTCATTTACGTCCCTCCTTGATGAACTCTTTCTCCAGCCAGTCAATCCACGCAGAGATCCCGCCGCAGGCGTCCAGCACGTTGTCCGCGTCATCGACAACGGTCCCTTCGCTCCACGTCTCGTCAGGGTACAGGACGAATGCCTCCACCCAGCTATTCTCGTTGAACTCGATCTTGTTTTCTGCGTCCGGGCCTGCATTTGCCGCATCCCACAGCTCCGCGTCGCTCTTGAATGTCGTTCTCAGATGGTCGGATGCCGTCAAGCTCATTGCTCCAGTGTTCAGGTGGTTCACATACTCAAAGTCGCGCCCGTTCATGAAGCCGCAGATTTCAACGTCACCGTGAACCTCCAGCGACAGCTCGTACCCCTTGTACTTCAGGCCACCGATGTATCCGCCATACCACACGGGGTCAAGGTGTTCGTCGTCGATGAAGGTTTCTGCTTTCGTCAGCAGCTCTGCCCCGAACGCTTTTGCATCCGCCTGCATCTTTCGGTAGCGCCGCTCAATCTTCGCTCTGCTCACAGTTGTCCCTCCCTTGCCATCATATAGAGATGCACCGCCTTGACGGTTTCATCCAGCTTATCGTTTCTGAACCACGCATCCGCCATGAGATGCAGATTCTCAAACTCCTTTTCATCTGTTTGTAGGCGCTTCCTTACTGCCGCCTGTGTATCTCCGCGTTCGAGCATTCGCGCAGCCCTCTCCTCCAGTGAAGCGTAGATGGCAATGACGACCATACCCTTGCTGCCCGAATACCGTTCCTGCATATACCGGATTCCGGCAGGGTCAATGACGTAGATGTCATTCTCCTCGATGATGGACTCCGGTACGCCGTATCGGTAGCCGTTGTAGAACGTGAACGCGCACATCTTGCCAGCCGCGTCGAACTGCTCAGGTGTCACGAACACATGGCCGGGTTCACCATCATAGCGAGGCGGGCGCTCCGTGTACGACCACACCTCCTTCAGTCCATATCGCTGCGTCAGTTCACGGGCGACGCTGGATTTCCCAGAACCAGATGGTCCGGCCAGCAAATAGATGTTCTTCATGTCTCACTCTCCGTTTGCACATCCGGATTGAATATCTGCGGCGCCAGCTTCGGGAAGAAATCATGCAGTACAGCCTTGTAGTCGTCTGAAATATCTCTCCCCTGTCCGCTGACAATCTTGTCAAAGTCCGACTTCCACTTCTCCGGAACACGGAACTCGTAGTATCCGTAGGTGCTATCGTATTCGTCATCCCACGTCTTGACGAAGTTCGGGTCTTGATTCAGTTCCTCCTCCCCATACCCGGCGTTTCTGTTTCCGCCTCCAACTCGCGTGTAGATAACGATGGTGTCACCCTTATCTCCGACGAAGCAATCTCGGAAACGCGGCCATTCGTCCTGCCGTCGTCCGAGCATTGGCATCAGCCAGAAGCAAGCCGGGTTGTACCCGCAAATCATGTTATACAGACTCATACCTTCTCCTCCTCAGATTTCTACACCGAACGGAATGTCTCCGCCTCGTCGATGGATTTCGTCCACCAGCCAAACATACATCTGCTTTTCGCTTTCGGACAGGACTTCTCCTTCGTTCTCCCTCGTTACCAAATCGCGCAGTTCGTCCAGATACCTCTCCACAGCTTCGCAGGACTCATACTCTTCCTCGCAAGGCCAGATCTCGGAGCCGAAGCCTCGATCCGCCTCCCATTCCGCGAACAGTTCCGTAATCGGAGTAGAAATGCGGTCGCTGTCTTCCGGATCATCGTACTGAAGGCTTTGCAGCTCCTCCATCAGCTCGCGCAAAGAATGCCCGTGTTCGATCATCCACTGCAACCGGAACTTCTCGTAGTCACTCATTTTTTGGTTTCTCCTTTCTTCGGCCAGCTCGGCCCGCAGTTGAAGACGAGGTACAGGTGCTCCCCGTAGTCCTCAATCCGGTCGCCAGATTCTTCGAGTCCATGCAGACACGCTGTATTCACCACATCAACAGCGAGCCGCAGCTTTCTTGTGACGATGTGAAAATCGTACCCCACCAGAACGATCACCTGATGTATGCCATCCAGAAACCCGTTCAGGTCAAACTCCACGCTGGTCACACCGTCGATGCTCAGCAGGTCGCGTTCAAGTGATGCGCACTTCTCGGTGATGCCGTACCGTTCGGCGATCCGTGTAGTCTCGTCGTTCATCGAACCGCCCCTTTCACGTAGTACCGGCCGGCCTCCGCGACCGTGGTATCGTCGAAGCAGTCAGTCATCGCGTCACTGACTTTGCTGATTGTCTCTGCATCGAGTCCTGCGCGTTTCATCGCCATGATGGCATAGCCCTTGCAGGCGTCGTTGTTCCACGGCCCCTCAATCATCTGGGCCAGTACGCCAACTCTGCCGGCCGCATAGCCCTCCGCGCGGATGCGCTCCACCGTCTTCTCAGGCAGCGCAACGTACATCGAGTTCCAGTTGAAGCTCTCGTCGTTTGGTGTGCAGTCGAGTAACCCGGCGAGTCTCGCTGCAACCTCTCGGCTGTCAGCACATTCCTCAATGTCGGACGTTTCAAAGGCATGGTAGATGCCGTCCTCGCATTCCTGATAGCCGTAGTGCAATTCGATCTGGTACATCATGTTCTACTTTCATACAGCTCGCAGGCCATACACCTGTCGAGCAAGTCCTTATCAGCACCGGCGATGTGTTCCTGTCGCAAGTGGCAGTAGGTCGAAACATACCGGTTGAAGCTATCAGCGGTGTCGGTGCAGCGCTTGCAGCTTCTCGCCTTCTGGTATCGAGCGTCACCTCGCAGTTTTCGATGCAGTGCAGCAAGTTCGCTGTGGTGCGGTCCACGCGGCATCGGGATGGTCTGGTGTTCAGTCACAGTCCCGCCTCCTTCCAAATTGCGGCTTCTTCCTCCGGCGATACTTCCGCCCGTGCTCCGGTTTTCAGGTCAACCGCATAGATGCGGATGCTTTCAAGCCCGTCGATCTTCTTAGAGCGTCTCATGGCCTTCAGATCTCGGATCAAACTTGCCTTTGTGCCGCCGATCTCGAACTGGCCGAGGCTATGCGTGATCGTCGCGTAGTATTTCATCTGCCTTCGCCCTCTCTTTCTTTGAAAAACGATGCGAAGCTCAGCGGCTCCGCCAAACTGATAGGTGTCTGGCAGTGCGGGTCTACCCGAGATCCAGTTCTCACAACCACCGGCGAGTACGCGATTCTCTTCACGCTGTCGATAATCACCACCAGCATCTCCGAGTCTTTCTGGATGATCGGCGCGTTTGCATATTCGAGCATCTCCTCGATGTCTCGGTATCCGAAATCGGCGCTAAGGCCAACACATCCGCTTGAGAACGTCTCCTCAAAATACACTCGCATCTCATTCCGTGCATCAGAAAGACTGGATCTCGCCCAAGCTACTTCGTCTTCCTCCTGAGCAATCCACCTTTGTGTCGCCGCAATATCTCGGTCTCTCCATTCGGACGGGCAGTAAGCCTCCTTCGTGTGCTCGATTTCCGCCTTGAGCACGGCGATTCTGTCCTCCGAGCGATTGATGCGAGTCGCGTAATCCTTTTCCCGCTGAAGCAGGTCAAGCAAACATCTTTCCATTTCTGATCTCCTTTCAGACCACATATTTTCTGCCGGTCAGTGCATCGACCACCGTGGTTCCGGCGCCGAAAGCCGATCTCATTTCGTGCATCTCTTCCGCACCGACCTCCCGGCTGGCGTATCGTTTCAGGACCTCGTCCCGTTCCGCGGCGTGGGTGGCGCGTGTCGCTGACACATTCACACAGTCAGGGGCGACCAGCTCGACCTTTTCGAGCATATCATCAGCCGGCGCACGGCCGATGCAGTTGCGAGCGACTCCGTCTCCGTCGATGGCGATTCTGCACGAGTCCAAGTCGGACTTCACTTTCTGAAGTTCCTGCTCCGCCTGCTTCTTCCAGAACTCACCGAGCATTCCGCTGAGTTCCATCTGAAATCTGGTCATCTTCGTATCCTCCTGCCTTTCGGGCTTGGTGTATGATTTATCGTATCTTAACTATACGACACCGTGCGCCTAAGTCAAGTGTTTTCCGTTGATTTTACTAAAATATTTTCTTACTAATCAACATATATATTTATCGTACACCAAAAAGAGAGGGCGGCATCTCTGCCGTCCTCTGCTGCAAATTGGATTCTAAAACCGCTGGAAGATTGCCGAATGATGGAGTATAGGCTACGCTTCCGCTGTATTCTCTGTATCCGTTTGATACAGCCCGTAGTACGCTGCCAGCCCGATCAGGGCTTCTCCGTGGATGTTGAACACCCTTCTCATGTAGCTGTCCTCCTTGTCGGCGAAATCTGCCTTACCTCCGAACACCAGCTCATTGACGTCCTTGAAGCTGTCACCGTCGATGTATCGGCTCAGGATCACCGCTCGCTGATCTGCGTTCTTCAGTGACCGTATCGCTTTCTCGATTCCGTGCCGTTCCTCCAGCAGTTCCGCTACCGTATCGCCCAGCTCCTGTTCAAGGTCTATCTTCTGGGCGATAAGGTCGGCAGCCCTGTCGTTGTCGTGGCTTGGAGCCTTTGGCATATCGGAGAGAACCTGAGCGCCCACACCTATGATTTTCGTCTGGAGCCGGTCCATTCTTTCGCACTGATGCCGGTAATACTTCACCTTTTCGACGTATTCCGCCAGCTTTGCCTTCACCGCGTCGGTGTCATATCGTTTCTCGTCCATAGCTCGGGCAGCCCGTCACCTCACTCTCTCCGAGCACCGTGGAGGTCAGCCCTCCTTCACCCACTCGTACCGTTTTGCGAAGGGAACGAAGTCCTTCTCTCCCAGAACGCCCATAAGGTTCATGTCGAGTTTAACCTGCCAGAAGTCCTGCTCGTCTCCCTTTTCGAGTGCTCCGTGGAACTTGTCAAACACCTTGCCCCACGCTTCTACGACCTTCTTGATCCGCTTCTCGCCGAACACGTCCTTTCCCATCACCGTTGGGTCATTCAGGGTCAGGATCAGCGTATCGGTCATGAACTGGATGTAAGTCTCCTTCTCCGCCTGCCGGTAGACATTGACCGTGTTTCTCTGCCGTTGTAGGTATCCGTTCTTGCCCATATCGCACCTCCTACATTTCGCACGATACAATCGGTTCGGAGACCACGCAGGACAACGCGCAAGCAGCTTTGACCGATTCCTCTGGGGAATGACCAAGGTATAGGGCAGCCGTTGCAAAATCGCATCCAGCTCCAATCGCAACATAGTCCTGTATTTCATGAACAAACAATCCGGACACCTCGAACAGCTTGTTCTTGTACGCCAGCAGGTAATCGTTCACCACCGTCGCATCTCCGGTAAGCTCTCGTTTCCACCTCACGAACTCAACGATAAAAGCAAGGACGTCTTTTTCTGTCCCTCCGTCCGGCTTGTGGGTTCTCATGTACTGCCACATCAAGGACGCTTCATAGGCGGTGCCGACGCTACCGATTATCATGCCATTGATCTGCTCAAGTTTTCCGAAATTGCTCGTTCTTTTCGACCAACCGGATACAATAATCGAGTCGGCAGCCACTCTGATGGTGCCATTTTCGTAAACCTTTGCTGCTACGACGCTCATTCTTCTGCCTCCCACGGGAACTCCGTAATCAGGTCGCCACCCCAGATGGGCTTCAGGCTGTCTTTCATGAACACCGGCTTGCCAGTAGCCTTTGCGTAGTCGACAATGCCTTCAATCCACTCTCGCTTCGGAACCACCTTGTCTTTGCGGTTGCCGGTTTCAGCTCCGATGATAAACCAATCCGTGTTGCCCATCGTTTTGAGGCCGTCCTCCGAATTGAACGGCCCGAGGATCGGCTCGACGCTGACAAATGTGTGGTGCTTTTCTGACCAGAACACCGGCACATCCGCAGTCGTTGCAGTCGAGCCGTACCAGAACTCGTCTCCGTCCGGCAGGATGCCGGCGTTGTAGAGGTCTATGTACCTCTGTGGGTTCTTGGTGAGAAACAGATACCTGTGACCGGGCGCAGCTTTGCAGGCGTCGAAGACTTTCACGATCCACTCTTCCGGAACCCAGCTACCGAACATATCAGCCATCGAGCAGACGAAAATCGTCTTTCCGAACCCCTTGGTTCTTGGATCATCCAGTCTGTACTCGTGGAAGGTCGGAGTGAAACCAAACGGGTACGCAGCATTTCTGGTCACGCCGTCCTTGTTCGTTACCTTCAGCCGTTCCTTCAGGTCCACAACGAGCGTGTCCGCCGCGCCGCTTTCGGCTATGTCGCATCCTTTGAAACGGTTGGCTGTGGCTCTGGCGTAGCAGTATGGGCAGGGATGGTAGCATCCGGTTATCGGAGACCACGAGGAGTCGCACCATTCAATCTTGGTCTTAATCATCCAACCAACTCCTCCACTTAGAACGGCAGCTCGCCGTCATCCTCGTCGATTTCATTGAACCCTCCGCTCTGTGCCGTCTGGCCGCCGGTGTAGCTGCCTTCCGCAGCGTCTCCGTCACGCTTGCTATCCCCGAAATAGACATTGTCGGCTACAACCTCCGCGCTGCGTCGGTTGTTACCCTCCTTGTCCTTCCAGTCGCGGATCTGGAGTCTGCCCTCCACAACAGCCATGCGACCCTTCGTGAAATACTTGCTGACAAACTCAGCGGTGTTCCTCCACGCGACGATGTCGATGAAGTCCGTCTCCTTCTCACCGCTCTGCCCCTTGAAGTCTCGGTCAACTGCGATGGAGAACGAGGAGACGGCGGTTCCGCTACCGGTTCTGCGGAGTTCAGGGTCGCGGGTCAGGCGGCCCATCAGTACAATCCTGTTCAGCATATTCGTTTTCTTCCTTTCGCTTCAGCTTGTAGATTTTGCAGAGATCCTTGTCGAGGACGACGCCGCCATTCAGATGGTACTTCTCTTGGAATGTCAGCCAGCCGATGGCGTGTACCGCGGTGTGGTGCTCTCTGCAAAGCGGGAGGACTTCCATGCCCTCGTGGATAATTTCGTCTCGGTCACGTCCAGCTCCCACATGGTCGACATGGTGAAGATCGCACGGCTTTCCGCAGATGCAGCACTTCTTGCTCGATAGGCAGGCGTAGATGTAATCCTGAACGTCGTCTACGAAGTCGAGCAATGGAAAGCTGCACGGAATGTCCCAATCGAGGATGAAGTGTACCAGAAACCGTTGGAAAGCGCACACGAGACTCATGGGAGCATTGCTCAGAGAGAACATCTGGTCAGCGGTCTGTTCGAGGTCTTCCACCAAGAACTTCAGCTTCATGTACTCTTTGGTCGGGTCCAGTCCCATGCCCGTGAAGTTGGAAATCTCCCGCAGGAGCTTGTAGCAGGTTCTGCGCTGCTTGTCGGAGAGCGGTCGGCTGTCGATCATCTGGACGAGGCATTCGCTGTATTGCCTTCGCAGCAGCGTTCGCCAGTCATCGTATCTGCATTTGATGGTCACGATACCGTGCTCGTCGATGTCGGTGATCCGTCCCTTGACGATGTCAATCGGGGTTTTCATCCGACCACCCTCCTTTCAGAGCCGAGGAGGTCATTCCTCCTCGGGCTTGTCGTACTCGTAGCCGTCCGTCTCGCTCACGTCGGCGCTTTCATCGGTGTTATCGGCTGTGTCCGCGTCGGCTCCGTCATTGACGCCGGGTGCATTGATGTCAAACAGGACCTCCTTGCAGTCCTCGCACTCGATGGAGATATTCACGATCTCCTCGCCGCCGTAACCTACGCACACGACCTCGTGGCCGACGTGGGGGCTCAGTTTCTCCGCGGGGCAATAGAACGGATTCTCGCACCCGGTCGCAGAGGACAGAACAACCTTGTTGCTCTGGGTGCGGACGGTGTAGTTGCCCATCGCCTCGGTGACGTTCATGCTCTCGCCGATAAACTGTCGCAGCCAGCCGAACGGCGTGGTCGGATCATGCGCGGGATCGACGGAACCGTCACCAAACTCGCCAGAAGCGTCAGGAGTTGCGTCATCCGCTTCGTCCGAGGTATCTTCACCGTCTGCCGTGCCATCGCTCTCAGCGGCTTCAGGAAGCCCTCTGGTGCCTTCTCCGATTGCCGGAACTTCGTGGTAGTCCGCATCGTAGATTGGGTTTCCATTGGCGTCGAAGTCATCGAAGGACATCTGGCCGTTCTCGATCTTGCGAAGAACGTACTTGTTCTCGTTTTCGTCCCACACCAGCGCGTAATCGTCGGTGGTCTGGCCGGATACCTTGTCCTTGACCTGCATCACCGAGGAGATGTCGTGCTTGAAGGTCGGCTTCGTGACCTCCTTGATGTCGTCACCGACGGTCACGGAACTCTTTTCGAGGCTGACGCTCAGCTTCAGAGTGATGACCGCGTCGTCTGCGCCCTTCATCTCCATATTGCCGACGGTACGGTTCAGGATCTTGTCAAACTGCTCTTTCAGGATTGCAAAGGTGTCGCCATTCAGGCTCAGGTTTCTTTCATTGGTGCTGCACATTGTATGTTCCTCCTTCAGTCTCAGAGCGTATTGCTCCGGATGTATTTGTTTCTGCACTCTTCGGAGCAGAAGTCTTTCCACTGGTCGTTCACCTTGGTCGTGAGCCACCCACGCTCGCGCAGGATTTTGCGGTGCTTCTTAGAGTCGAACGCTTCGTCTTTGCTGTCGAAACGGAACTTTTCTACCTTCCCACAGCAATCGCAACGGTACGGCGTTGCTCCTTCCCAGAAGCCGTCAAACTCAAGTTCGTCACGCATCGTCGTCTTCCCCTTCTTCTGTACTGAGGCGGCGGTAGATCTCTGCCATCAGGTCCTTCGTGCATACGCCGGAGAGGTCCACAGTCTTTCCGCAGGTGCAGGTATCGCCTTCGTCGCAGGACTCCTTCTCGACCTCGTCGTCCAAAGAGACCAAGAGGTCAGAGTTAAGAAGCAAAGCGGGGCGGATGCCGTACGAGCTGGATGCGCTGTAGTAGTAGTAGTTGCCACTGGAGTTGACGACCCACACGTAGTCGGTGTTGTAGGTGTACGGGGAGCGGAGCCACCGACACGCCCAAGGCGTGACGAGCCAGTACCAGTCGTCCTCGTTCAGCGGGATCAACTCCTTGAACTGGCCGTACTGCCAAAGCGTCAGGGGTGCCGCTTTGACCGTGATGGTGCCGTAGCTCTTGCTACGGTCGGTGCAGCTCAGATCCACCTCAAACGGGAGAATGGCCGCGGCCTCCTCCGAGGTGCGAGGCAGGGCCTCCACCCACTTGTCGATGCGCTCCTTCAAGGTGGAGCGGGTGTAGTCGTTGCGGTTCTCGGCGTTGTCCTTGTCATTGAACGGGCAAGGCTCCTTACTCTGAGCCAGCAGGACAAACGCAGCGCCGTCGCGCTGTTCCATAACGGCGAACTGTTCACCGGCGAAGTTGAAGATCTGGCCGGGGCTGAGTGTTGCGAGTTTCTTCATATTTACCTCCTATTTCGTTACCACGTTTCTGCTTCTTGCAGCGTGACTACCACACGCGGGTCTCGGCTGTAAAACCGCCTGATCTGAAGGTCTACAACCTGCACATCGTCGTGATAGGCAAGTTTGTTCAGCGCGTCCAGATACACCTTGATGACGTTGTCTGCATCCGCTTTCTTGAGAGGTCGGAGTTTCCGCTCTTCCATGAGCTTCTGCGTCTTCTTCGGCTTGCTCTTCGGGATGCCGTAGTATGCGGTAATTCTGACGTCAACAGGAGTCTCAGGATCGAACTTGAAGTCCCTGCACTGCCGCCTGTACTCTACTTTAATCAGGTTCTCATACGATGCTGTTTTATCAGGCGTGTATGTCTGGACGAATGCTCCCGCGTTTCGGAATCGCGGTCGCCCCTTCCCTTGCGGTTCGCCGAGCACCGTGAACTTCACTTTCATTTCGGCATCTCGACCCCCTCCACCGTCGTCTCGCCAATCCAATACTTGACGAGGTATTCATTGCTCCGTCCATCTTTCTTCTGCTTCACGGGCTGGACGGAATATCCGTTCTTATACAGGATCGAAGCGACCGTTACTCGGTCGGCTTCACTCCCGATTTTGAGGTAGTGCATCTGGCTGTTCTTCTCCATTGTGGTCACCTCTCATTCTCCGTTGAGCAGTTGCTCCATTTCGTCGAAGCGCCTGCTGGCGGTCTTCATTCTCCAGCTCTGACCGATGAACTGCATCGGGTAGCAGACCTCGAACACTCGGTCATAGATGCGGCTGTACCGGATGTCTGTCTCCTCCTGCATTTCGGCAACGGTCAGGTTTGTCGTGAAGATCATCGGCTTCTGCCTGCGATACCGGCTGTCAACGATGTTGTAAATCTTCTCAAGTGCGTAGTCGGTGTTTCTCTCAGCTCCGAGGTCGTCGAAAACCACCAGCTTCGCACTGTTCAGCCTTGCGAGTATGTCAGTTTCTTTCTCCTCGCCGCCCTGAATCAGCTCCAGCAGCTTGACCAGTGACGTCATAATCACCGGAACGCCGCGGTCGAGCAGGTAGTTTGCGATGCAGGCAGCAGCAAAGCTCTTTCCCGTTCCGACGTTCCCCCAGAGTATCAATCCTTGGTTCTTCTCCAGCATCGTATCGAATGCTGTGGCATATCGCTTGCAGAGCTTCAGGTTCCGCTCATTGCTCTTCGTCACCGAGAAGTTGTCGAAAGTCGCGCCCTTGAACTTGGCGTCCATCAGACTTGCCTTTCGCAGGCGCATGACCTTTTCCATCGCGTCCTGATCTTCTTTCAGCCGTTTTTCTGCGTTCTCCTTGGCTATCTCGCAATCGCACTGCGTCGTCACCTTCATCCGCATCTTTCGCTCAGGCTCCGCGTCTGTCGGTGCGGCTACCATTATGAACTTTTGCCGAGGGCGCTTGCAAACCCCACAGGTCAGGCATCCGTCAGCGTCGTATGTATCGCCGGGATTGACCTTCTGGTTCGCTATGCCTCTGTCGGCTATGGTCTTGAGCATCGAATATGGGTCGAAGTTCATTCGTCATCACCCCTGTATCTGAGGAACGGGTTTTCTCCGCTCGCGGTTTCGACTACTTCCGGCTGCGTCTTCTTTGTAATGAAATCGAGGAACGGAAGCGATTCGCTGAGGAATGTCTTCGGGTGCTTGATGTACTGCTTCTCGGTCTTCAGCTTCTTGCACTGTGCTGCATAGTTCCTCGCCGCTTCGAGCAGCTCCGCATCGGAATACCCATCCTTTCGCCTCGCCTGATACTTCTTGTAAGCGTACCCCTTCTCGATCTTCCGAGGGTACACCGTCCACCAGTCTTCAAACGGCGTCGGGTATGCGGGGTCTTGTGGTTTTTCGTCGCCACCCTGCGGTGGCGCTTCAGGTGTCTCCGGAACTTCCGGTGGACTATCCGGCGGAATGTCCACCGGACTGTCCGCCGGAGCGTCTGCGGCCGTCTCGATCACGGGCTTATGTCGACGGCTTTCACGTTTACGCCTTGCGTCTCGCTCGCGGTTCTCTTTCACCTTGTACCACTGCTCCTGCCACACATCCCAGTCGTGGATGTAGATGCCGCTCTCCGTCCAATCCAACCAGCCGCTGTCGAACAGAGCCTTTACGATTTTCTTCGGTTCGAGCGAGCACCCAGCTCCCGCGTACGAGATGAACTGCACAATGTCGTCTTCGTCAGCCGAGAGGATCAGCCCGTCCTTCGTTGCGTTGTCGAGTCCCCAAAGCCACAGGTAAATCAGCACTCCCGTTGCCTCGAACTCGGAGCACCCAAGCTGCTTGCGGAACTCACGCAGCTTCGGACCTTTTATGGTTTCGTGTACGCTGATCCACGCCACGGTCTCACCTCCATGTCATGCGGTTTTGCACCGCCTTTTGATTGCTCACTGATCGTCGGAGGTGTTGGCTTCCTCGCCCTGTTCTCCGTTTTCCGCATCGTCAGCCTCTTTCTGTGCCTTCAACTCCATGATGCGGTTGACAACCTTGTTGAAGACCGAGGTCGGCAGTTCGTGGGTGGACTCATATCCCTCTTCTTTCAGTAGACGTTTCAGGAGGTTGTTGCCCTCCTCTGCGCCGAACGCAGACTGTGCTATCTTGAACATCGTCTGGCGCTGCTCCTGCGTGATGGTCGGATCGTCCTCGATTACTTCTCCAGTTTCGGGGATAATCGTGTAGTTCGCCGGAATGGCGCCGGACGCGATCATCTCTTCCTCCGAGTACAGCCCCTCGTAATCCTTGGGGAACGCCTCTCTGACGCACTGGCTGATGGCGACCTTGTTAATCATCGTTGCCGGCTTGCTCTTCCAGTTCGCCTGTCCCTTGTCATACTCGGCGAGTTGAACTTCCTTGAACGCTGTGCGTTCCTTGCCGTTGCGGATAAAGTGGACGCGGCACCAGCCACCCAGAAGAGTCTCTCCCGGATACAGGCAGCATCCTTCCTTCTGGAGGATGTCACTCCCCCTGACGACTACAATGCCGTCTTCCTTGCAGAGATAGTCAGGATGCTCGAATGCCCTGCGGAGGTATGCCCCCTTGCCGACGACCATCTGCGCCGGTTCGTTGCCGAACTTGATGCAGTAGACCTCGCCAGCCACCAGCGGGTTCAGTTTCTGCATTTTGCAGGTGTTCATGAAGAACACAATCTCCTGATCGGTGATCTTCTCAGGATTTCCTCTTACGAGGTAGCTTTTGACGAACTGGAGGTCCAGTTCGACGTGGGTGCCGAGAACGTCATAGCTGACAGTCAGCGCGTTCTGTTCGGCCTTGCTCAATGCGGTGCTCATATTCTTGACCTCCTATGTCGAAATTACTTGCGGACGCTGACCGCCACATCTTCCTCGTAGGCAATGCCGGGGATCTTGATGGTTCCCTTGGTCGCCTTAATCAGGCGGAGGACTGCTTTTTCATCAACCGGGCGGATTTCCACGCCCTGAACGTGGGTCGGAACGGTCGCGGGATCAACCTTCGTGATTTTCCATGTCTTCGTGGTGCTTACGCCCTTCATGGTCGGTGCTTCGGGCTTGATAACGGCGGTAGTCGCTACATTCTCCATGACCTCCGCTTCGGTCATTGCCATCTCCGCGCCGAGTGCGTCGCCTTCGCTCTCAGCTTTGGCGGCCTCCTCCAGCTTGCGGTTCATCTCAGCCTCAGCCTGACGGCGAAGCTCCTCCTCGCGCTCGCGGCGTTCCTTCTCCTTCTGCAAGGTGTAGGCGCCCATCTTCTTTTTCAGGATCTTCTCGGCGGACGCCAGCGGGTCGAGCATCTCCTTCTTGTGGTCGGTCACCGACTTGTACGCCTCGTAGGTGGTCTTACGCATCGGCTCCCAGTAGTCGGTCACCTTCGCCTGCATCTGCTTGACCTGCTTGGTCAGCTCGCCCGCATAGGCGAATCCATCATCGCTGTCGACCATGACCGACTCTGCTTTCTGCTCGATCAGGCTGACCTGCCTGCCGAGCTTGTTCTCCTCTTCCTTCGTGTCAAGGACAAGGGCGTTGTTGCCAATAACGGCTGCTTCGTTCATACTGACACTCCTTTCATATTTTCAGGCTACCGTGTAGTCGTACACGCATTTCAGGGCGCTGAATACGCGCCAGCGGACAGGATCTTTTGCGGGGAACTCCGGATACGCCCACTTTCCATCCTTCGTCAGGTGCAAGATGTGCTTCTCCTCGACCGTAATACCGTGGCTTGCCAGTGCCTGAGCATAGGCTTCGAGCTGTACCCCGCAGGTCTTTTCCAGCAGCCGGTACGTCGTTTTGAAGTCGATCAGCGTCAACTTCCCGCCGATATACGCCAGCAAGTCTATCGTCCCGCCGTATCGCATCAGCTTGTGGTAGGTCTTCACCTCGGAGGCGACCACTTCCGGCTGGTACTCGTTCCACCATTCCAGAAATCCATCGAAGTACGGTCTATGCTCCTCCGGGATGTCATCAATGCCGAACTTCAGCCAGTTCTCGATGCTGTTGTGGACAGACGAGCCTTTATCCGCCGCCCGCGCCAGCGTCTTCTCGCTGATGCCTGCGTAACTTGACGCTTTCAACGGCTCCATGACCCGCGATACGCTCGGTATCTCTACGCCGTCCAGCCGGTAGATATGGCTCTTTTCGTCGAACCGAAGCTCTGGCGTTTCCGGAATCTTAACCGTCGTATCCATCAGGTATGTCCTCCTCGCTCGCGGTTCTCCATTCTCCGCCCAGCTTCGGTATCAGGACGCAGAGCGGCAGGTCTTCCAAGCAGTCCTCGCACCACGCCTCACCGTCGATGATGCCGTACTCGTCGCCGGGAATAATCGGTTCTCCGCAGGAGCAGCAGTGCGCCACCGGCGTCGGGTCCGGAGCGTTCGGGCAGCCGCTCAGGCAAGGGCTGTGCATACAGGTGTCGCACATAAGTTTCTCCTCCCCATTTCATTGATTCTTTCGCGCATCACATGGTCGCGCAGTTCGTTCTCGAACAGGAGTGGAACGTAATCCGCATCCTTGTGGTTCAGATCAGCCTTTCTAACCGTGTACCGGATGATTTCGGCGATGTCGTCCAGCTCGAACCGGTATCTTTCGCGTCGCTGTACGTCAAATACGATGTCGGCCAGCGCGTCAAAGTTCAGCTTGCCGGTGTCGATCATTCTCCGACCACCTCCAGCCAAGCGTCTGCGTATTCCATCACCGCTCTGCTGTAACCAGTGGTCGTGTATCCTTTGCTGAAGACGTGCTCCTGAGCGCCGGACGGACCGTAGTTGTACGCGATCAGTGCCTTGTGCCAGTCTCCGTAGTCTCCGAACAGGTCGCTCAAGATGAACACCCCAGACCGTAAGTTCTGGTACGGGTCAGTCAGGTCGGTCACGCCGATGCTTTCAGAGAGCCATTCGGCGTTGATCTTGTTGATCTGCATATACCCGAAGCAGGTTCCGTTCGATGCGTCCGCCGTAAACGAGCTTTCTGCCTGTATGACGCCCAGCGCGATATGGTACGGAACTCCGTACTCCTCGCAGACGGTAATCAGGTGACATTGCAGGTCGAAATTGAGTGGTATCTCCTCGTGCAGGTATCCCTGCTCCACCAGAGCCTGCTCGATTTTCTCTGGCTCCTCCGGGTCTTCCGTTACCTCTTGCGCGAGAGGCTCCGGTTCTTCCGCCCATAGAGGCGTTTCGTAAACGAGCTGCACCGGCTCCGCCATCGGCTCCTGCTTCACGACTTCTTCTGCCGTCGGCAGGGCTTCCATCGGGGTATCTTCCGCGTCGGCGTTGATGCTCGTCACCGCCGCCGTTACCGCAGCGGTCGTAATCGCCGCCACCGTGAGCGCCAGTGCCACGCGCCGCCGTATCTGGCGCTGTCTGCGTCTCCGTCTTTCCATTCTGGTCATGATGCCTTTTCCTCCTTGGCTATACTGCGAAATATTGATATGTCGAGAGCTTTCTGTTCTCGGATTCTCTGGTCGAGTTCGGCAGCCCCTCGGATGCCGTACTGTTCGGCGAGGATTCGGACGATTTCATCAGCATTCATCGCGCCACCCATTTCCAAGTGCCTTTTCGCCGATGATGCGGAGTTCGCTCACCGTCTTCGATAAACGGTCGAGATAGGTCAAGATCTCCTCCAGTGCCGGCTTCTCGTCATCGCTGATTCTCCCGTCCTCTGCGATGTCAATCAGCCTGTCCTTGACGCCTTCCAAGTCCTCGACGCGCAGATTCTTGAGCAGCTTCACTGTCACGCGCTCCAGCCCCGGTGCTTCATCCGAGATGGCGAGCGTTCTGCCAATCGGGCATTCATGCAGGCAGTAGTAGTTCCGCAGCTCCGGCTTGCGGTAGAGATCCGCCATCAGGACAGCCTTATCTACGGGCATACACTTGTTCAAGCCAAGTTCTGCGTCCTTCACCGCATCCTCAGACATATTCAGCGCCTCCGCGGCGCCAGCTCGACTAAGGAGCTTGTCATTCCATTTTGCGGCTTCCATTCTGGCTTCGTACCAGACATTACCCGCCGCTTTCGTGGCTCCACGACCCATTTTTTCTCGCCCTCCAATCGCTTATAATGACCATAGTGACAAGGCAAACGAACCAATCGGTCATTCGCCGGTAAATAAAAAACGAATTACCGCGTCACATCTTGAGCATTACCAATCGGTAACTGCCCGTCGAAAAAAAAGTCGTTCACCTGCTGGGCGGTCAGCTCCAGCAGCTTCGCAACAGTCACCTTTTCGGTGTCGGCGAACTTAATGACTCCCTTCTCCTTCTTCCTGTATGTGTCCAAGGATATGTCGAGCCTGTCTGCCATGTACTGCTGCGTGTATCCAAGCCTTGTGCGGGCTCCTTTGATTTCGAGCGGTTTCATCTCGTTCACCTCCGTTCCTTTTGGTGTTTGGTGTTACCGTTGTACTTATCATAACTTACCAATCGGTCATTGTCAAGAGTTTTTCGGCCGCTTTCGGTATTTTTTTGGTCAGTAGCGGTAGGTTTTTTCTTGCAAAGCAGGCCGCGATGCAATATCATATAAGCAGATCGGTAACAGGAGGACTATTACTATGGACTTTTCCAAATTCAGAGCGAACCTGACCGCCCTTATTGAAGCGCGAGGGCTTGCTGTTGTCGACCTCGGCGCAGAAACAAACATGGCGCCGACCACCATTCACCGCTACCTGTCCGGCGGGCGGACACCAGATCTCCCAAACCTGATGCGCCTCGCCGATTTCTTCGACGTCTCGCTTGACTGGCTGCTCGGTCTTTCCGGCGAACGGTACAACGTCATGCCGCAGGAGATTCAGGATGTCGCAGACCTCTACGAGGTCGCTTCCCCCGAAGACCGGAGAGTAATTCAAGCTGTTCTGAACAAATACCGGAAGGAGAATTGACCATGATCTACGGTGAGCGCACTCACAGGAGTGCATTTTGTATCGGCACGAACGGTTCGGTTGCACCATTGACGCGCACACCGTTCATGTCTGGCAACTTCAACGAGGCGTGGCTTCAGGAACTACTGGAGGATAACCCCGCCGTGATCCCAGCGGCCGGCGTCTCGCCGGAATACCAAGACCTCGTCTGCATCGGTCGTGAAGTCCCCGTCGGCTCCGGTGAAACGCAGGGCTACATCGACAATCTCTATGTCACCCCCAGCGGCGGCATTGTCATTGTCGAGACGAAGCTGTACCGCAATCAGGAGGCGCGTCGTACGGTAGTCGCTCAGATCATTGACTACGCCAAAGAGCTTCAGAAGTGGGACGCCGCCAAGCTGGACGAGATTGCGTACGACTACACCTACCGTAAGAACGGTCAGGCACACCGGATCATCGACCTGATGGCAGCGAAGGGGTTTCTGTCTTTTTCGGATGAAAAGTCTCTCACGGACAGTTTGAATGTCAATCTGGAGAACGCTTCTTTTCTGCTTCTTATCATCGGCGATGGCATCCGCACCGGTGTACAGCAGCTTGCTGACTTCTTGAACGACAACACCTCAATGTCGTTCAACCTCGCCTTAGCCGAGATCGAGGTCTACGAGCGCGGAGACGAAACCATCGTCATTCCCTACCTCCTGACGAAGACGTCCATAGTTGAGCGGCGAGCCGTTCCGTTTACGCCAGTCGTCGAAGAGCCTCGCAAATGGAAGTATGTCAGCGGCCCGATCCTGTCCCGCAGCGAGTTCATCAATCGGTTCTCCGAAAACGGTGGATACGATCCAGACGAAATCACGGAGCTGGTGTACACATTGGAGTCCGCAACCGGTCTATCTGTCAAAATCATGCCGACCGAACTGACCATTCAGCTCTCCACGCCCGATGGTCGCTCATTCGCTTTGTTCACATTCAGCATCTCCGGCGGACACGCGGATCTCTACATTATGCCAGGGCGCATCAAGGCAGCTCTGGAACGCGCCGGGGTCTTCTCTTTTGAGGTGGAGCCGTTCCTTGAGGCATACAAGCCTTTCGTAGACTTGCGTCGTTGCAAAACGCCTCCGTATGAGTACGAGGCAGGGTTCTACTACGCCGACATCGGCAAGGTGCTTTCCGGAGAGATCGCGTTCGTCTCCGCGGCGGAGCAATTCGCTCTCTCTGTTGCAAAATCTGATGTGGAGGTTCATTGACCATGACTATCACAAACGTCATCACAGCAGGCGACTACAAGGGGTACATCGACTTCAAGAACGCCAAGAAGGGGCTGTATATCTACGGTGCCTTTGGTCTCGGCAAGAAGACATTCATCAACAAGGATACGGTCGACCATTACGAGGTCATCGGCGAGGAGACCAATACGAGCTTCGGCAGCAGCGTAACTCGCGGTATTCTCGGAGCTGCCGCGTTCGGCGCTGTCGGCGCCATTGCAGGCGCTTCATCCGCCAAGAAGAAGGGCATTCACACTGTCTCCATCGTTTTTAAGGACGGAACGAAGTGCTTATGCGATCTCGACGACGGAATGTTCAAGCATTTAATCGAGGTCCTTTACTGAGTCGAATCACTTTCGGGCGGGGCTCGCGCAGCGACGCCTCGCCCTTATATTATCTTCCGGTATAGATACGGTGACGGTGTAGGTGTAGGTGACGGTGACGGTGACGGTTGCCGTGGAAAATCCTCGGACTTTCCGCGGGACTGTCCGCGGACTGTCCAATAATTTCTCAAACGGAGGTCTTCTTATGTCTATTCGAGACAAACTATCCGCCCTCAAGGTGGCGATATACATTCGCGTTTCGACCCACTGGCAGGTCGACAAGGACTCGCTGAAGGTGCAGGAGCGCGAGCTGATCGCTTACTGTCAGATGGTTCTTGGCATCAACGACTACGTCGTGTTCACTGACCCCGGCTATTCTGCCAAGAACACAGACCGACCGGACTATCAGGCGATGATGGATCGCATCCGTACCGGTGAGTTCTCGCACCTGCTGGTCTGGAAGATCGACCGCATCAGCCGTAACATCATCGACTTTGCCACCATGAGCGAGGAACTGAAGCATCTCGGCGTCGCCTTTGTCAGTAAGAACGAGCAGTTCGACACCTCGACGGCAATGGGCGAGGCAATGCTCCAGATCATCATGGTCTTCGCGCAGTTCGAGCGGAAGCAAACTTCTGAGCGCGTCACAGCCGTCATGCTGTCGAGAGCAGGTAACGGCCAGTGGAACGGTGGTCGCGTCCCATACGGCTATCTTTGGGATAAGGAAACAGCCTCGTTCCAGTTGTGTGAGACGGAGGCGGGCTATGTGCGCCGGATGGCGCAGCTATATGAGGAGCATCAGTCGCTTCTGCATATCGTCAAGTGGCTCAATGACGCCGGCGTAAAGACGCGGCGCGGCTTCGCGTGGACGCCGACCTCAGTCCATGTTATTCTTACGAACCCGTGGTACATCGGTCAGTACGTTTACAATGTCCACTCGGACGGCAAGGGCGTCGAGAGACGAGACGAGAGCGAGTGGGTCTGCGTCGAGCATCATCACGAGCCTATTTTGAGCGAGGATCAGTTCTACCGTATCAAGTTCCTGCTCACGCGGAACAGGCGCGGGACACCGACACCGGGCAAGTCATACGCCAGAAAGCATACACACATCTTCAGCGGCCTGATGCGGTGCGGCATCTGCGGGTCAAATATGTCGGCCTCAGCAGATAGGCGTAGGGCGAACGGTTTCCGCCCATCTCAGTATGCTTGCGCCAGCCGTCGCCGCAAGGGAACGACCTGCACCAACAAGTACATCTCGGATCTCACGGTCGGCTCCTTCGTCCTGAACTACGCCGCCAACATCATCAGAGCAGCTCGCAACAGCGCAGCAGGCGTACAGCCGGATATTCTGGAGCGCAAGCTGCTGCGCGGTGAGACATTCAAGGACGTCGAGAGTATCAATTCCGAAGCCATCCAACAGCTTCTGTCGTCTTTCGCGGAGGCTGGTGATGCTGTCGAGTATCGCCCTCAGTACGCATTCACCTCAGCCAGCGGCGAGGGACGGGATATGGACAACCTGCGGGCGCGTAAGCGAAAGCTGGAGACGGCGCTCTCTCGTCTGAACGCGCTCTTTTTGTACGATGACGAGGCGATGCCGGAGAAGGATTTCATCGTTGAGCGTACCAACATCGAACACCAGCTCGCGGAGACAGACAAGCGGATCGCAGAACTGGCCGCAACCGGTCTTTCGAGCAGTGAGGACAGCTCGGACTTCCTGAAGAAAGCCAGCTACTTCATCATGGTCAACAAGCTGATCGAGGACGCCAGCGTTGACTATGAAAAGCTCGTCCGCACACTCGACCCAACGGCAATCAGGGATTTCGTTTTGAACATCGTGCAGGAGGTCGAAGCAACAGACGGACGGATCACCGCCATCACCTTCCGAAACGGCACAGCTCACCGGTTCAAATACAAGACATAAAACAAGCCCCGACCACACCGGTCGGGGCTTTTCCGTATCCGCAGTTATGCGAGGAATATTCGGTTTTTATGCAGAAAAAAGTTGGTCAATTTCATACACATACCCTCGATGTTGCGGAGTCGGGACGCGCATTTCATTACCGGTCGGTTTTGTCATTCTCGCCATCCGGTACGGTCGCATCCTCCGAAACGCTTGAAATTGCTGACTTTTTGCCATTATCGCCGTTTTCAGACATCCCGACTCCAATAAACATCGCATCACCAAAAGAAAAGAATCTGTATTCTTCCTCGACGGCTACGGAATATGCATGCAGAACATTCTCTCTTCCGGCAAGCGCAGATACAAGCATGATAAGCGTACTTTCGGGCAGATGGAAATTGGTTATAAGCGCATCAATACATTTGAATGTATAGCCCGGATAGATGAAAATATTTGTCCACCCGGAGCTTGCCTCCATTGTTCCGTCTGCTTTTGCAAAGCTTTCGAGCGTGCGGCATGAAGTTGTTCCGACAGCAATAACTCTGCCGCCGTTTTTCTTGGTTTCGTTAATTATATCTGCCGTTTCCTGCGGAACGATGCAGAACTCCGAGTGCATCTCGTGCTCCTCGATTTTTTCGGCCTTGACCGGCCTGAATGTTCCGAGGCCGACATGGAGCGTGACAAAGCACGTTTTCACGCCCATATCCTCTATCTCTTTAAGCAGCTCCTTTGTAAAATGCAAACCGGCAGTCGGCGCGGCTGCACTTCCAAGCTCACGAGAATAAACGGTCTGATAACGCTCCGAGTCCTGAAGCTCTTCTTTTATATAGGGCGGCAGCGGCATTTTGCCGAGCTTTTCGAGTTTTTCAATAAATATGCCCTCAAAGTGGAATTTGACGATCCTGTTTCCGCCCTCGGCAACATCCATCACCGTTGCCGTAAGCTCGCCGTCACCGAATGTAAGCTCTGTTCCGGGCTTAGTCTTTCTTCCCGGCCGGCTGAGGCATTCCCAGCATCCGTCGCCAAGATCGCGCAGCAGCACAAGCTCAACAAGTCCGCCGCTGAGACGGGATCCGATCAGTCGTGCAGGCAGAACTCTGGAGTCATTCATGACAAGGCAGTCGCCTTTTTTCATATACTTCGTTATATCATGAAAGTGCCCATGCTCTATCGCACCGGTTTTTTTATCAAGGTGCAGCAGGCGCGATGAATCACGTTTTTCAAGCGGTGTTTGAGCAATCAGCCGCTCAGGAAGGTAAAAATCAAAATCCGATTTATTCAT